ACTCGAGATCAACCCCTGGGGGTATATAGACCCACCAATTCTGGTGACCGCTTCGACGTGCTCACTCTGCCAGGCCTTTTATCAACCTTTCAACGAATATGATGATGACCCTTGCCAGAAGTGCCCGCTTTACCAGGCTCGTGGGAATATTCCTTGCGATGCCGAGCGGGATGACGAAGAGCTCGCCCCGTATTACGAGTTCTTCCAGGGAGACGAGACTCCAGAGCCCATGATTTCCTGGCTCCGCAAGACCCTTGACTTCGTCACTGAGCAACAGCGCAACAAGGAATCCCGCTGATGAGCAACGAGTTCTTCGCCACCATCATGACAACCATCGTCGTCACTGGCGCTTGCATCGTTTACGGGGCATTCATCCTGATTGCCACCCAAGCCGACATCGCCGAAAACTGCGAGCGCTACGGCGCCTTCTACGTCAACGACGACCGCTACGAGTGCCGGCCGGCGACGTTCAACCAGCCGCAAGGGGAGACGCCATGACCACCGTAGGCAAGATCGAGCAGTTGGCGAATGGCACGATACAGGACGCCCAGACCGTACCAGTGTCCGTGCTGGCCGAGCGCGACGCCTTGCGCGCCGAGGTCGGGCGGCTGCGTAACTGCGTCACGAATCTCCGGGAGCTGCTCCTCCACATGCCACCCCCTGCGTCGATCCGCGACAGCAGCCACCCCCGGCACGGCGACTACTACGACGAGGACTACGCCTACTGGTACTACGGTGAGCGCCTCGACGCCCTTGACGAGGTCAACGTATGAAGGCCATCGGCGGCATCCTGTGGGGGCTCTTGCTCTCCACTATCATCATCACATTCTTGAGCGCACTCGCGAGGATTCTCATCTCGTGACCATGAAACTCTGGTTACTCAAGCCTCTCAGCGAGAAGCCCTGGGTCCCCTGGTACGACAAGTGCTTCGGTATGGTCGTCCGGGCTGCCACTGAGCCCGAGGCCCGCCGCTGGGCCAGTATGTACGGCGGTGACGAGGGCGAGGAACCCTGGCTCAACTCCAGCGACAGTACCTGCGTCGAGCTCCTCGCCGACTACCACGGCGCCGAACCTGGCCCAATCCTCATCGACATCCACTCCGCATGAACGCCGACAACTACGTCTACGTCGACGAGAGCGGGCCAGCCATTGCGGTCTACGCAGCCAGCGGGGAGGTCCCGGCTCGCGTGTTCGTCGTCGGGGAAGAGAACCGCCAGTACGAGCAAGACCAGGTCTTCGAGGACATCCACGATGCCCGCCGCTATGCCGAGCGTTATGCCGCCGCCCTGGCGACCACGCTCGGTTGCGACTGGGGCACTAACTACTAGGAACCGCTCGCGCGCCCGGAGGGCTCCGGGATAAGCCCCGAACGAGCAGAGTGACTACTGAAGGTTCGCGAACGGCGTGTCCCAGTCACGTCCGTAAGCCCTCTGGCCCGGAGGTGACTTAGTCACAGGGCAACCACATCACAAGGAGGCTTCATGACCCAGCGCGACCCCAACGGCATCAGCCAGCACGCGCCAGGCGCCAAACTCGACGCCGGCAAGACCCCGATCGTCAAGGGCCTCCTGGCCCAGTTCCCGCACGCCTGTACCGAAGTCGCCGAGATCTCCGCCTACGGCGCCCAGAAGTACACCTGGGGCGGCTGGCGCTCCGTGCCCGACGCGAACACGCGCTACCTCGACGCTCTTGGTCGGCACCTCATCATGTACCTCTGCGGCGAAGACCTCGACCGCGAGTCGCAGCGCATGCACCTGGCCCACATGGCCTGGAATGCGCTTGCCGTACTCGAGCTCAGCCTCACTGAGATCGAAGAAGCCTACATTCCGGCCACTGCCCCCGACAAGATCGTCACTCAACTCGACGACAGTTGGGAGATCGTCAAGGCCACCGAGTTCCACAACGAGTAAGGAGTCCCTCATGGGAGACCGTGCCCTCATCCAGTTCGTCAGTTGGCCTTCTTCCGACCCCAGCCTCATCAAGAAACGGTGCGAGGTCCAGGACGGCAGCTACAGTCCCGTCGTCTACCTCCACTGGATGGGGGAAGACGTTCCTCGCCTTCTCTCGGCGCTGCAGACCCTCATGGGGGACCGCCAGGGCGACGTCGACTACACCGCCGCCCGTTGTATCGGGCTTGCCTGCCAAAAGACTCCCGGCAACCTGAGCGTAGGTGTTTTCAACTCAGGCAACCGCGTCTGGTGGGGCCAGGGCGACACCCACGGCGACGCCGGCGTCATCCTCGTGAACGTTCACCCCAACCACTGGTTCGAGACCCACTGCGAGGGCGGCTACATGACCCCCGAGCTCATCAAGGAGGGCATTGTCCATGGTATCGCTTGAGCCCAACCTGCCCACGATGCTCATTGCCGCCATGCGGAAGTACGGCATCGCCCGCATCGAAGTCGAGTACAGCGGCTACGGCGACAGCGGCCAGATCGATTACGTCTACTTCTACGGCACCGGCGGCAAGGACTTCGATGCTACCGGCCTCACGGTCCCCGGCTACCAGAAGAATTACGACTGGCAGACCAAAGATTACATCGTCCACAAGGAGGACTACCTTACCGAGCTTGCCCAGGACGTCGTCTGGTATTGGCTCGAAGAGGCCCACGGCGGCTGGGAAATCGACGAGGGCTCCGACGGCAAGTACGCGCTCACCCTCGACGAGAACGTTCTTGCCGTCGCTAACACGCACAACAACCACTTTACCCAGACCGACACGGAAGAGTCCGATTTCGAGGTGACGCCATGATCAGCTTCACGACGCCTGGTCTCATCGACATGCGGGCGTTCACGCACTTCGGTGTGAACGCCAAGGAGAACACCAACCCCATCGGCTACTTCGGCACCGGCCTCAAGTACGCCCTGGCGGTCCTGGCCCGGCACGACGCCCGCGTTACCATCAACCGCGGCGGCCAGGATTACACGCTCCGCGTCCGCCCCGGCAACATGCGCGGCAAGGAGTTCTCGTTCATCGACCTCGTCAGCGGCGACGAGGTCATCGAGTTGCCGTTCACCACTGAGCTCGGCAAGAACTGGGAGCTCTGGATGGCGTTCCGGGAGCTCTACTCGAACACCCTCGACGAGAACGGCATGGTTCTCGAAAAGATGCCGAGTGTTGACGAGTCCAACGTGACGGTCATCGTCGTCGACCACCCCGAGTTCGATGCGATCTGGGCCGAGAAGGGCGAGTACTTCCTTGATACGAAGGGTCGCACTCCGCTCGCCAGACTCAAGGATATCGAGATCTACCGCCGTTGCACTGCTCAAGGCGCCATCTTCATGCAGGGGATCCGCGTCGGCACCACCGACGGCGACTCCCTCTTCACCTACAACCTCACGAAGAACAAGCGTCTTACCGAAGATCGCGCGCTCGCCGACGACTCGGCTTTCCGTATGACCATCGTCGGCCAGCTCCGCGAACTCGATAGCACGCACGAGAAGTTTCTTCGTGAGATCCTCGTCGCCCCTTCGCGGAGCTATGAGGGCCGACTTGATCACCGCTTCGGCCTCAACTACGACAAGGCGACAGACTTCTACAATGGCTTCGTCTCCAACCTCGTTCGTGATCGCGTTGCGGGCCTCAACCCGACCCTGGCGGGCTACGTCAGGCTCTACAACATCGATGGCGGGGTCGCCCCTGACGAGGTCCAGCCCAGCGAGCTCGATACCAGGCGGCTCACCAAGGCCATCTCTTTCTGCAAGTCCCTCGGCTTCCTGGTCGACAAGTACCCCATCAGGGTTTTTGCCCCGGGGGACTCCAGTCTGCTTGGCATGGCCATCGACGGCCAGATCTGGGTCTCGGCCCAGAGTTTCCGCCAGGGCACCAAGAACCTGGCCGGTACCCTGATCGAGGAGTACATCCACCTCGAGCATGGGCTCCAGGACGAGACCCGCGGCCTGCAGAACTTCCTGGTCGACACCGTCGTCTCCTTCGGTGAGCGCATCATCGGGGAGCCCCTGTGAAAGAAAGCGTGGAGGCCGTCACCCTTCGGTTGCGCCAGGAAGGCCGCACCGACGACTACATCGCGTCTTACCTGAGAGGCTACTTCTCCGATGCCCTCTTCGCGCCGCCTTCTCGCCCCCCACCGGCCTCCAAGGTTTCACGCAAGAAAGGCTCGGCTGCGGAAGGCCGGGATACTGATCCGGGTCTTCCGGGTTAGCCGCTACGAGATCTTCGTCCACGGTGTCCTGGTCGTCTCCCGGCTGCACCGTATCCCCCACCACAAGGTGGAGTCACTTCGTCCGGTCGTGATCCTCTGGGGCAAGGCGCTCCAGGAGGCCGAGCGCATTCATGCCCTACTTCGGCAGTGGCACAACATCAACAGGGGTATGTATGGTGCTGTTACGTGGAAAGTACCTCGTTCTGGCTGCCGAGCTGACGGCGCTTATTGCGCTACAGGTGGTCTATCTGGTAAAACGCCGGCGCAAGAAGCCGCGCGGGGGGACTGCCCATTCTGTCAACGGGCAGCCGGTCGTCTCCGCGCAATCGCTGAACTCCCAGTCGCCCCGCCGGTCCGAGGAGCCCGAATTCCGTTATACGCCTCCGCCTGCGGCAGCCCCGCCTACGACTGAGTAGGGTGGATCGCCTGTGAGAACCAACCCGAACATCCTTCCTGGCACAGGGCCAGGGCCGGGACTTGCCTTCCAGAAAGACAAGGGATGAGATTCGATTTTCTCTCGGCGGCCCTGCCGCTGACCAAGGCCTTCAACCTGCGTGACGACGGGACCTACGAGTCCCAGGCCTACCCGCTGGTCCGGAACATGACTTCGACCTCGGTCGAGGCCGCCGGTCCTGCGGAGCTGCTCCAGGCGATCCAGGAACACGGCGCCTCCGGCAACTGTCTGCTCAAGGGGCTCCTCAAGGACCCCATCAGCAACCAGTCCCGGGCCGGCATGACCGACCCTCGGACACCTACTCACTGGATCGTCTTTGACCTCGACCGGATCGCCGGCGCCTTCGCCAGCGCCGAGGCGTTCATTGCCGCCCTGCCTCCGGCGTTCCACGACGTCACCTACATCCACCAGTACTCGGCGTCCTACGGCATTACCAAGACCACCTACCGGGCCCATCTCTTCTTCCTCCTGGCCCGTCCTGTCTCGCCGCTTGTCCTCAAGGAGTGGTTCGCCGGGCTCTGCTACCACACTGAGCCACTGCGTCACTTGGTCACGTTGAGCACGAACAACCTCGCGCTCAGCCTGCCGGTCGACCACACCGTGGCCCAGAACGACAAGCTGATCTACATCGCTCCGCCCGACTGCCGCAACTTCACTGACCCCGTCACCGAGCGGCTGTCCCTCGTGGCCAAGGGCGCTGACTTCGTCCAGTACGACTTCCCCGCCCTGGTCCCGTCGCTCTCCGCGGCCCACGACGAGCTCCTCGCCGAGCTGCGCGAGAAGGCGGGGCTCCCGGCGCGCAAGCCGAAGCTTAAGCTCCTGAACGGCGAGGAAGTCCTGACGAACCCGGACGGCGTAGTCGTCACCGACATCAAGGAGCAGAACGGCTACATCCGCCTCAACCTCAACGGTGGCGACTCCTGGGCCTACTTCTTCGACCCGGAGAACCCGCGCCTCGTCAAGAACTTCAAGGGGGAGCCGAACCTGCTCCTGACCGACATCGCCCCGGACCTGTACCGCAAGGCGCGCGACATGATGCCGGCGCCGACCAAGAAGACCTCGTACGTCTTCCGTGACCCGGCGTCCGATCAGTGGTACGCCGGCGTCTACGACCCGTACCTCCGGGCCTGGGAGCTGCTGGCTCCCATCGGCAGCTACGAGAAGATCAAGGCGTTCTTCGCCACCCGCGGCGGCATTGCCCCGGACGCCGAGCAGATCCCGGACTGGGACTACGAGTTCCGCCCGTACGAAGACGAGGTCTGCGACCCGCCGCGGAAGTTCGTCAACCGCTTCCAGCCGACTGACTTCATGCGGCTCGCTCCCAGGAACAACACTTTGCCGGCAACTGCCGCCAAGATCCTCAAGAGCGTCGTCGGCGGGGACGAAATCGTCATGGACGCCCTCATCAACTGGCTCGCGTGCATCTTCCAGTACCGCACCAAGATCGGCACGGCCTGGGTCCTGTCCGGCGTCCAGGGCACCGGCAAGGGCCTGCTGATCCACGAGCTGCTGCGCCCGCTTTTCGGCCCTACCTGCGTGGCCAAGCAGCTCCACCACTTCTCGGACCAGTTCAACGCCTTCCTCGAGACGTCCCTCATCGTCAACGTCGACGAGGTGCGGCTCGACTCCTCCCGCGGCGAGTCGGCCAAGCTCCTGGCCATGGTGAAGAACCTCATCACCGAGCCTACGGTCGACATCCGGTCGATGCGCCAGAACAGCCGCCAGGCCAAGTCGTACTCGAACTTCATCTTCACGTCGAACGACTACGACGCGATGCGCATCGACCGCACCGACCGCCGCTTCAACATCGCGCCGCGCCAGGAGACCCCGATCTCCGTCACCCAGGCCGAGGTCGACGCCCTCAAGCTCGAGCTCTTTGACTTCGCCGGGTTCCTTGCTTCCTACCCGGCGGACCTCGACCGGGCCCGGCGCCCCATCGAGACGGAGGCCAAGGAAATCATGCGCAAGCACGGGCTCGACAGCGTCGAGCAGCTCGTCGACGCCGTCCTCGGCGGCGACCTGTCCTTCGTCATCCGCATGCTCTCCTTCGGGATGGACTTCCGCGAGTCCGGCGTCTGGGTCGAGGTCGACAAGGTCGTCCGCAGATGGGCCGAGGCTGCCAACACCGGCAAGGTGTGCGTCATCCGCCGCCGCGATCTCTACATGCTGTACCGCTACGGCTACGACGCGAACGCGAAGCCGCAGAGGTTCAACCGCATGCTCGAACACAAGAACTTCCCGCCCGTCAGCCAGTGGCTCGACGAGCTGTCTGGCCGCTACGTGCTGGGCACCGTCACGGTGTGGAAGTGCGATCCCGAAGTCCTGCAGGAGTACGCCAGCTCGAAGGAAGAGGACACCAAGCCTGCCACCATCGTCCAGTTTCCCCGCGCTGCATCCGAATGACCCCCGTTGAGCCAGAGACCAACCTCATCCAGCTCGCCGCTTCCGGCGACCACCCAGTCGTGGACATGTCCGTCTACTGCACTTCCGTGATCTACGGATCGTGCGTGATGGTCACACCCCAGGCCACGGCCGCTACGATTCGCGAGCGCCGCGACTCGCTACTCACCAGCATGTCAGCGGCAATCTCGCACGCACTCAACGACACCAAGGGCGAGATCATATCGATCTCGTTCAAGCACAGCGTCAAGTACGGCCGCGCCAAGGACGCTCGCGCCGTGCGCGACGTCGTCGCGTACCCACGCCACAAGCACGGCACCGGCAAGCCTTACGTCCTGCTCTGCGAGCCAGGCTGGCTGCCCGATGACGGGGAGGTAATCCATTGATCACTGCATGGTCCTGGTCGCGGCTCGAGGTCTTCGAGAAATGCCCTTACCAGGCGTACCTGAAGTTCTACGAGAAGCGCCCGGAGCCCGAGAATCCCAGGCGCGACGCCGCGCTTTCTCGCGGCACCCTGTTGCACGAGGCCGCCGAGGCCTACATCCGCGGCGAGCTCAAAGACGCCGACATGTCGCCCTTCAAGCGGGTGATGGCTGATCTGGACAAGAGCCGGGACCTGTTCGCCCAGGGCAGGGCCCGCGTGGAAGAGGAGTGGGCATTCGATGTCGAGTGGCAGCGTACAGAGTGGTCAGCTCCAACTACCTGGCTTCGAGTCAAGACCGACGTGTGCCAGGAACCCACTGACGACCTCACCGTCGGCGAGGTCATCGACTGGAAGTCCGGCAAGAAGGAAGGCAACGAGATCAAGCACATCCAGCAGGGGCAGCTCTATGCAGCAACTGCCTTTGTTTGGCAGCCCCAGTACGACGTAGTCTCGGTAAAGTTCCGCTACGTCGACCACAGCGAGAAGCTCGACCGCACTTACACGCGCGCCCAGGGCGCCCAGTTCCTCGATGCCTTCACCAAGCGCGCCAAGCGCATGACCGAGGCCGAGGTCTTCCCGGCGAAGCCGAACAAGATCAACTGCAAGTACTGCCCCTACGGGGTAGCGAACGGAGACGGGTCGTGCCTGCACGCAGCAGTACCTTGACCAAGGAAGCGGCCATTGAGATTCTTGCTGGCGTTGCCGCCGAGCAAGTCACTGAGCTCGTTCTCTTTGATCACGACGACTCCGAACTGCTCGCTTTTCTATACCACCTCATGTACGACTCCTACACCGACGAAGAGGCTGTCGCCCACGCCAACGACATCCTCGAGTCCCGACTCGATTCCATCGACGAACCGGAGCGCGATCTTGAGCTCGATTCCACCTCTCTTCTCCCACCAACAGGAGACGATTAGTCTCCTCCGGTCTTCGCCCCGGGTGTTCGACATGTCGGACCCCGGCACCGGTAAGACCCGCGCCGCCATCGAAGCCTTCGCCGAGCGGCGGCGCAACGGCGGCGGCAAAGCCTTGGTCCTCGCCCCGAAGTCGATCCTCCAGGCTGCCTGGGGCAACGACATCGACCGCTTCGCGCCTGGCATCTCCTACATGTGTTGCTACGCGCGCAACCGCGAACAGGCCTTCAAGCTCGACGTCGACGCCTACATCACCAACCACGACGCCGTTTCCGGCCTCGACAAGCTCCTGCCAGCGAGCTACTGGCGAGACTTCGACACGCTCATCATCGACGAGTCGACGGCCTTCAAGCACAACGGTTCGCAGCGGTCCAAGGCCGCCCGCAAGCTCGCTACCCGGTTCCAGTACCGTGAGCTCATGACTGGTACCCCGAACCCCAACAGCGTCACTGAGCTATGGCACCAGGCGTTCCTGCTCGACGACGGCGAACGGCTCGGCAAGTCGTTTTACAAGTTCCGCAACATGGTCTGCGAGCCGACCCAAGTTGGCCCTGCAGCCAACCACCTCAAATGGGCCGACAAGGAAGGTATCGAGCAGGCCGTCTACGCGCTGATCCAGGATATTTCGATCCGGCACAAGTTCGAGGACTGCGTCGACATCCCGCCGAATCACACCTACTCGGTCTACGTCGACCTGCCCCCCAAGACACGAAAGCTCTACAACACGCTGCTCGAACAGACCGTGCTCGAGTTGGACAGCGGCGCCATCACGCCCATCTCGGCATCTGCCGTCGCCACCAAGCTGGCCCAGATCGCCGCCGGGGCTGTCTACGTCAACGACGCCGCCGAGGTCATCGACGACACCCGCACCGAGGTCATCATGGATCTCGTCGACGCCCGCCAGAGTGTCGTCGTGCCCTTCATCTGGAAGCACCAGCGCGACATGCTGACCAAGGCAGCGGAGGAGCGGGGCTTCACCTTCTCGTCGATCGACGGCGACGCCAGCGATCGCGAGCGCGCCAGCGCTGTCGCCGCCTTCCAGGCCGGCGACCTCCGGGTTCTCTTCATCCACCCGCAGTCCGCCGGCCACGGGCTCACGCTGACTCGCGGCACTGCCACGATCTTCGCAAGCCCGACCTACAACGCGGAGCACTACAAGCAGGTCTTCCACCGGATCTACCGTACCGGCCAGACCCAGCGCACCGAGACCATCCACATCATCGCCCGCGATACCATCGATGAGGTCATCTACGACCGCCTCGACGGCAAGCTAACGGCCATGCAGCTACTGCTGGCCTTGGCCGAGGCGAATCAGCGACAGGAGGCTGCGTGATAGCGCTCGACGACAGCTACTTAGGGTGGCGGGTCGAAGCCGTCGATTCTTTCGGCGAGAAGCGCCGCTTCTACGTCAGCAAATCAATGGGTCGGATCCCGGTCTTCCTTGAGCTCAAGACCCGGCGCTCGCTCGGCGGCTACGCGGCCTGCTACGAGTATCAATCCATCACCCGTCTCTACAGGAGGGACGAATGAAGACTGACACCGCAACCCTGCCCCCGCCTGTCGAGAACAGGCAGCCCCTCGCCCTGGGCGAGATCATCGCCCGGATGCTCGAGCTCCGGGACGCCAAGCGCGCCCTCGAGGCCCAGGTCAAGGACATCAACGAGGAGTTCTCCACCCTGGAGGCCCACCTCATCGTTGCCCTCGACGAGCAGGAGAGTACGACCGTCGCCACCAAGCAGGGGACTGCCAGCATCACCGAGACGGTGGTCCCACAGATCGTCGACTGGGACGCGTTCGAGAACTACGTGATCATGAACGGTGCCCTGCACCTCCTCCAGCGCCGCCCCGCCACGGCGGCCTTCCGGGAGCTGCAGGAAGCCGGAGAAGCGGTCCCTGGCCTCGAGCCGTTCACCAAGAGGGCGATTTCACTCCGTGCCAAGTAACGAGGTAACAACGTGACAGCCAAGACCAACCTCCCCGCCAACATCGAGGCCCAGCTCAAGGCCCAGATGGAGGCCCTCCGCAGCCAGCTCCAGGCCCCCTCCAGCAACAAGATCTCGACCAGGGGCAAGATCTTCACGCTCCCCGACGGCAAGTCGAGCCCAGGCCCTCTCCGGGTCATCGTCGTCGACTTCGCCTGGGCGCTGGTCCACTACAAGGGCATCTACAGCGCCGCCCAGCCCCAGGGCCCGGACTGCTGGGCTCTCGGCCGGGACAACCCCGACTCGGGCAACCTGGTCCCCAGCCCGACCATCGTCAAGCCCTACGCGACCTCCTGCAACAAGTGCCCCAAGAACCAGTGGAAGAGTGATCCGCAGGGTAAGGGCAAGGCGTGCAAGAACCAGCGCCGGCTCATCGTGGTCGGGGCCGACGCCAACAAGGACAGCGAGCCGCTGACCCTGTACGTCTCGCCCGGCGCCCTCAAGAACTTCGACGGCTACGTCGCCAGCCTCGCCTCGACCCACGGGCTCCTGCCCATCCAGGTCGTCACCGAGGTCAGCTTCGACGCCAACCAGGCGTACCCGTCGCTGAAGTTCTCGATGGTCGAGAAGCACGCCCGGCTCGAGGAGATGTTCGCCCTCAAGGCGAAGGCCGAAGAGATGCTCTTCCGGCCGCTGGAGACCCGCGAGGCTGCGTGAACGAGGCCGGCTTCCTGACTAGTCTCAGGACGTCAGTAGCGAATCGCTGCTACTGGCTCAAGACGAACTTGCCGTTTGCCCGCGGCATCGCGGACCTGTGGCTGTCAGGAAGCCGGTCAGACTTCTGGCTCGAGGCGAAGTTCGCCCCGAAGCTGAGCCCGGCCACCGACCTCACCGACCATCGCTACTGGCTCACCAAGCCACAACAGCACTGGCTCCTCGCCAGGCATCGCGAAGGTCGCCAGGTCGGTGTCCTCTTCGCCTCCGTCGCGGGGCCCAGGACCTACCATGCGATCCTGCTGCCGGGCGACGCCTGGCGGGATCCTATCCCCCGGGAGGGGTTCGCCGAGAAAGCCATGCCGGTCAAGGACTTGGCCGACTATCTGGTCCGTGTCGTTGGACACAGTGGGGAACTGCCACTATCCTAGCGGGCGCTCCCACTTCGTCCAAAGGAGGGACGTGTGGCTTCTCCCATCGAGACCGCGCTCAGCGTCGGCATCGCGACGCTCTACACCCACCCCGACAACCTCGAAGGACACCGCCTCGGACTGCTGATCACCTACAAGCAGTGTCCGTGCAAGATCGTCACCGTCACCACCGAGGGCCCTCCAGAGGGCTTCGCCGTCGTCAACCCAGGCAACTACGTCCCCTTCTTCGTCGACCGCAATCTCGCCCTCTGGTCCCCTGACGCCATCGAGCAGTACCTCGAGGAACGCTTCCCGCATCCCACGCTGCTCCCCGTCGACCCCAAGCTCCGCGCCCAGCTCCGCCAGATGAGCTACGAGTTCCGGAGCTGGTACCCCATCCAGCACGACCGCTTCGCCCTTGGGGCGCTCCATGAGTTCGCTGAGATCCTCGGCGACGGTCCCTGGGTCACCGGTAACACCCGGACTACTGCCGATCTCGCTGCCTTCCCGTTCCTCTGGCGCTGGCGCACCCTTCTCAGGGAAGCCGGCCCGGCAGTCTGCCGGTACTTCACGCGGTCCGCTCCCCTCGGGGCTGCCGCAGCCGAAGCGGAGACGTGAAGCATGGTCAACCGGGTCAGCACGAAGATCGGCCCTGACGGCAAACGTCTCCCCGCCGGCATCTGGTGGGACGCCAAGAAGAACCGCTACCGCGTCCGACTCTACAAGAACCGCGTCAGCCACCTCTGCGGCTACTTCAAGACCTTCCACCAGGCTACCAAGGCCCTCCAGGAGCTCAAGGTTCGCTTGAGCCACATCCCCGCCGTCCGGCGCCGCAAGCGGATGCGGGTAGGGCAGTACAACACCGCCCCCACGCACGAGGCGACCCTCGGCGGGCTGGCCAGGTCAATCCGTGAGCACCAGCTCATCGATCCCCTGGTGATGCAGCGAAAGGAGTTATGACCCACAGCTACTTTGTTGGCTACGAGGTCGTGCCTCTGCGTGAAGTCGATGACAGCTACGCCGTAGTAGCGGACGACGACACAGCAGATTTCTGGAGCCTCTACGGAGTGCTCCCTGGCGGCAAGCGAGTCTGCATAGGCGACTATTCAGACCAGCATGAAGCCAACTCCGTCAGGGATCTCCTGACCAACTCGTAGCTACATCACCCCCTTGCGAAGGCCTCGACTGGGCAACTGGTCGGGGCCTTCGCTTTTTTGAAAGGAACGAATGCTTGTCTACTCAGGTCCTTCCCGACTCACCGGTGATCCTGTCGTTGTACTTGCGACTGGTCTCGACCGCCCAAGCGCCAACCGAAAGACTGGGCCAATGGTCCAGACCTGGATCCTTCGAGCTGACATGGAACCCCGCGAAGCGATCAATCGATCTCACGATGACGCGGTGTGTGGCTCCTGCCCCGCTCGCGGAACCTGGTGCTATGCCTCGATTGGTCATTCGGGAGCTGCGCTGTCTGGGATCTATCGAGCTTTCCGCGACGGTCGCTACAGCCCTTATTCTCTCGACGCCTTCCGAGGCCGCGCTGTCCGGTTTGGTGCCTACGGGGATCCTGCCGCCGCCCCCGTCTCTGTCTGGAGAGATCTTGCCGGCGTAGCCCGGATGCACACCGGCTACACCCACCAGTGGCGTACCTGTGACCAGGCGCTCAAGGACTACTGCATGGCGAGCGTCGACTCCCACGAGGAGTACGTGCTCGCCAAGTCCATGGGCTGGCGCTGCTTTCGTGTCGTCGAGTCCTTTGACCAGAAGGTCAAGAACGAAGTCATCTGCCCGAACACCAGCACCGGCATCACTTGTGCCGAGTGCGGGGCTTGCGATGGAGCCGGGCGCAAGCTCAAGGGCGACATCGTCATCGAGGTCCACGGCACCTCGGCCAAGAAGTTCGCCACCGCCCAGGCCACCGTGGCGGCGTAGTAACGGGGCCAGTCCGGGCGCGGAATTTCCTCCATGGACCTTTCGCCGCGTGACCGGATCGGTGCCCCCGCAAGGGGGCATCGTCACTTAGCCACTGAGTAACGGAGTGACCATGCCGCGCATCTACGACAGCGCCAGCAACCCCATCGACTTCTGCCATCGCCACTTCCCGAAGAGCGAAGAGGACGCTTTCGACCTCTACGGCAACGGCGATGACGGTCCTGACGACCGCGGCAACTGCTTCGGTTACGACTGCGAGCATCCCGACTACCAGGACAGCCACTATCGCTGTCACGTCTGCAGCTCGCTGCTTACAGCCCAGGACAACTGAGGAGACCTTATGAAGCTGAACCACACGACGATCTGGAGTCGGATCGATCGCGGCTGGGATCCGGAGCGCGCCCGCACCACGCCACCCATTCGCCCCAAGGCTGGTCCGTCGCCGAAGGGCATCAAGAAACTTCTCCGGCAGCTCGGCATCCCGCTGTCGACGTACTACTCACGCCGTCACAAGGGACTCAGTCACGAGCAGGCGATCCGCACTGCCGCGAGCCGCAAAGGTGACTCGATCAACGAAGTCATGAAGCGATGGAGGACAGCGGCATGAAGCTCTACTTCGCCGAGTGGAGCAAGTCCGCAAACGTCCCTTGGCAGCACCGCTGGTTCCGCACCGAGGATGAAGCGTGGCGATTCATCGACGAGCTTGTCGCCACGAACCAGCTCGACAGGTCCGAGTACAGCTACTTCTCGGTCCTGCCCCACGACATCAATATCCCGACCAACTCCTGGATGCTGGTCGATCTGCTCAACCATCTCGAAGCGAGGCCCCCCGCATGACTTCCATGACCATGGATGAGTTCCGCAAGGCCGTCGACCGGCGCGTCCGCAACATCGCGGCTGTCGGCCTCGACGATCTCCCCGACTTCGACCTCTACAACTACTGGTACGAAGGCATCGAGCCCGACGAGGCCAAGCTCGTCGCCAACGACGCCGCCATGGACCTCCTCGCCCAGGAAGGCTTCCCGGTAGAGGAGGGCGACTGGTGATTCTCGACACGCCCGAGGGCATCGCCCGCTACCAGATGGCCGTCCAGCTCGGCGCGATCAAGCTCGAGCTCAAGGGCCTGAAGCACTCACGCGGCAGCGTCGCCGCTGCCGTCAAGCGCCACTACGGCTTCAAGGGCAACAAGCAGAAGGTCTATGACCAACTTGCTGCCCTCTACGAGCAAACCTACGGAGAGCCCTTTGCGGCCAGGAGCAGCAGGAAGTGATCACCAAGATCCACGTCAACCAGCACGCGATCCGCGCCAACCAAGGCAAGCGCGGCCAGCCCGTCATCACCGTCAAGGACTACCAGCGCAACCGGAAGACCGACGAAGCCCGCATCATCGATGCCAACGGCAACGTCGTCGCCCGCATCGTCTACAACCCCGACAAGCCCCTCGACTGCGGCGCAAAGTGCTGGGTCGAGACTTCCCTGGAGGTCCGCACATGATCGCTTCGTTCGACAAGAAGATCGCCGACTCGCTCCTGGCGCAGCTCAAGGGCGCACTCGACCCGCTTCTCAAGGAGCATTCGCTTAGCCTCACGAAGGCCAACGGCCGGTACGACGACAACGTCCTCAAGGTCAGCCTCGAGCTGTCGGTCGCCGGCGGCAAGAGCCGCCGCGAGGAACAGGACTACCGTGACTGGGCGCCGCTCTTCGACCTCGACTCGTCCTGGTACGGCCTGCCGTTTGCCTTCGCCGATGGCACCGTCTACAAAATCGCCGGCATCAAGCCGCGCGCCAAGAAGAACGCCGTTATCATCGCGCGCGTCTCCGACGGCAAGCGGTTTCTCGGTCCGGCCTCCGTGGTCCGCGACTACATCCAGCGCGAGCTGAGCAAGGGGAAGGCGGCATGAAGCGTCAGGTCATCTTCTCCCGCAACCTCGAGAACTTCCTCTCCGAGCTCACGGCGGAGCTGCACAACGGCGACGTCTCTGTCGCGTTCGCGTTCAAGCTCTCCGGCGTAGTCAACGTAGCGTTCCCTCGCGGGTCGACAATGCACGGTTCCCAGAACTACGTTCTGGACAGCGTCCGCGGTCAGCTTATCGAGCAGCTCAAGGATTCCGACTACGCTTGTTCCGACATCTTCGACGAAGTCGAGGTCCTCGACTCGGAGTATCTATGACCGAGAACATCGAAATCGTCGTGGCCCCGCCACGGAAGGGTCGCGCCAGCTCCTGGTCGACCTTCGAGCGGCGCTATGACCCGATCGTCGACCCGAGCGGCACGGTCGTTCGCTCCTGGAACGACCCCGCTGTCCTGGCGGCCAGCGTCCGCCAGGTCTGGACCGTCGTCGACGCCGAGGGCCACCTCTACGTGGTCCCCGGCCTTGCCACGGTCAACTACATCGGCCGGATCATCACTCGAAAGGGGTGGTCCGACGTCGAGCTCACCAACACCGGATACAGGTTCTGAACATGAGCAAGTGCATCACCAAGATCGAACAGTCCCTCATCGCCACGCGCTGGCAGGATCGCGCCGCGTCGCTCGGGCTCAAGAAGGGAACCAAGCGCTACAAAGACGCCCAATTTCACTTCGTTGCCGGCGCCGCGTCGGCTCTTCACGCGACTGACCCCGAGGCTGGCCCCCAGGACCTCAGTAACCGCGTGCCGGTGGCGTGGGTGATCGCCGGCCTGAGTGGTCGTGACCCGTTTGATCTCTGAGACCCAGGGGGGCCGAAGCCCCCCTGTTTCTTTTTTCTCAGTAACTACTTAGGTGGGGTGCGGGGAGGATGGCTAGAAGCGCATCAGCACTTCTTGCCGCCCTTGCCTTTCTTCTTACGCATTGCAATCTCCTTGGTTGTCGGTGAGTAAGGTGATAGTCACTGTGGGCCACGAATGCGGCCGATCTCGGCGGAGCGCGCTCTGGCCGCAGCTACGGCCTCATCGACGGACCTAAACCGTGGGAACTGCTGCCCACGGCGCAGCGCCTGGCGAGCTCGTTTGATCGCTGCCTCTTCGTCGAGCTCGGCGCCATCCCAGATCGTCGGGATGTTGTAGAACCCGTCGTCGAAGCCCACGGTGATGGTCCGCTCCGTTGAGAACGAGCCGTCGGGGTTGGCGAGCTTCGGGCGCGAGGTGTCGATCGGGAAGCCGGCCGGATCTACCGGGGCCCCTACACCCCACACCGGGGCGAGGCTGCTTAGCGACTGCATGGACGGTGCGACCGCCCTGCCGCCCTCGATCAGCCGTTGCAGGGAAGACTGCACCCGGGCGTGCTTGGCGATCCCCTTGGCCACTTGGTCACGCAGCCAGCTTGGGGTTCGCCCCGGTGTACTGGGTGATCGTATTGCCGAACTCCGCGCTGATTGTGAGCCGGCCGGCCGTCGACACTGCGTCACCAAGTACGTCGAGCGTGCTGTTGGTGATCGCCGCCGTGCCGGTGATGCCGGAAGCACCGCCAAAGAAGACGCCGCCGTCTTCCTTCGCGCTCCGTACGGTGCAGGCGTTCATCGAGAACGACGACGTTGGGCCATACGGATCGTGCAGCACGCAGTGGAGGTTCGTTGCGCCCGGCGTAGGATCCCAGCAATGCTCGAAGGTCGAGTTGAGAATGACGACGTTGTTGCTGCTGGCGACGAGCGCATAGCCGTCGAGGTTGTAAGCCCCGCAGCCATTGATGAGAATGAGCGCGTTCCAGGGACCGATGCCGGTATGCGAGAAGTCAAAGCCGTCACCGGCGTACGCGGTGTGGTCGGACGCCCAGCCAGTTCGGCTGTCGTACGCGCCAAGCACGCAGCCCGTCGCCGTGATGTCGCCGGTCTGCGGGCCCTTGACGTAGAACATCTCGCCGCCGTGGTTCTTGGCGGTGCAGTTAGTGAATGTCAGCGCGCCCCAGGTCATGGCCTCGTAGCCAGGCGTGCCACCGCCGAAGGCGTGGAAGGCCTGGGCCACGTTGCCCTCGAAGTAGCTGCCGACGAGCTCAATGTCTCCGTACGCGTGCAGGTTCTGGTCCCGGATCGGCCCGATGCACCAGGCCCCCTGCTGCGTGTTCGGGGTCGACAGCCCCGTGAAGAACCCGCCAGTGACGGTCAGCTTGTTGGCGCGATCTGCCGCGCAGAGCGCAATCCGGGTGTTGAAGAACGTGGCCTGCGAGGCGTCGACTTGAGTCGTCGATGGCCGTACGTGGAGGTCGCGGGGCTGCCGGCCGATAGCCACTACTTTGTCGGTGGAAACGGTGAGCGGCACCAGCAGCGTCGAGTGCAGGGAGAGCTTCCTGAGCTCCGGCCAGACGATCTCGGCGATGCGCTTGTACCCGGCCGACGTCGGGTGGACGTCACCGTCGAGGACGTCAGTACGCTTCGTGTCATTGCCGTCTGGAGTCGTGACGGCCCGATCGTTGTCCGGGTGCGAGCCGATGGCGTACTCGGGCGGCTGCGTGCCAACCGGCGCCCACAGGGGCCAGGTATCGACCCGTGCGAACTCGACCGGTTGCCCGGAGCCGTTGACCAGGGCGGGCGCCAGTGTGGCCAGGAGCGCTCGCTGGTTGGCGATCTCCGCGTAGTAGCCGGCAGCCTTGGTGGTGGCGACAGCCTCGGGAGTATAGAACGGGTCGAACCAGATCAACTTCTGGAGGCTCTTGCACTTCAGTGCGACGCCCTCCAGGTAGATCTTGATCTGGAAGACGTTGTTGCTGTCCATTGGGTCGCTGACTGCGCCAGCGGTGAAGCCGCTGACGTCGTTAACGGAGCCAAGGGCGATGATGACGTCGGGCCCAGTCCCGCTTTCCCAAGCGGCCAGCGCGTCGCCAGGCCCGCCGCCGAACGGGTTCAGGTCAGTGCGGTAGCCATTCCCCGGATCCCCGGCGTTGAAGATCTTGAACCAGAGCCGCTGGCGGTTGTAGAGGTACGCCAGCGACTGCAGCCACCAGCCCCAGTAGCCGTTGCCCTGCTCGGCGTTGATGCGCGCCGCGCGGGCGGCGTTGACGGCCCCGTCGGTCTGTACGCCCTCGATGTCCGCCTGGGTCTGCGTCTTCGGCTCGCCCGCCGTGTTACGGTTGGTCGCTCCGGCCACGAACGAGTCGCCGATGAGCCCGACGCGCAGCGCGGACGTGATCGGGGCGAGCGTCCGCTTGAGGAACTGAACGCGGCGTATCGCGCCGTTACGCCAGAAGGCAGACGGAGCAGCATCGCCGCGCCCGCCGATTGTGACCGTGCCCATGCGTGCTGCGCCGCTGGTGACCGTCTCGGCGCTGATAACCAGCCCGTCGATGATTAGATACTCGGTAGTGCCGTCCCACGTCAGGATGACAGTCGCCCACTCCTGGTCGAGGAATGACGGAACATTGTCCGCGATCCGGGTGATCTGGGCCATGACCGGGGCAGCCGCGGTCTTCAGGTCGTCGTGCCAGACGAGCGTGCGGGTCGTGGCGTTCTGGTTGAGGTACAGCCACCGCTCGGTGCTGAAGTTGTTGCCGGACCAGAGCAGCGAGGCCGTCGCCGTCGCGGTATCGGTGTTGCCGTCCAGGTCCGCGAAGTCGCCCGGGTCGAACGTCGAGTCGTCGTAGGCGAGCCCGGACCGCTGGACCTCCATGACGATCGCGCCAGCAGCGGCCATCGCCGCGCTGTGGGGAAAGGAGGTTCTCTGGAGCGCCTTCAGGCCGTTGGGGACGAAGCCCAGGACAGGGTCAGGAACGTAGGTCCCGCTGACGGACGCAGTGCGCTCTGCCCACGCCGCCTGCGGCAACCGGAGGTCTAAGTCGAGGACCAGGTCCGGGTCAGTGGTCGGGACGAGCGGCGAGAACGTGTCGGCGCCGGCCTCGAAGCGACCAACGATCGAGCGCAGGATGTCCTGCGCGATATCGCTCGTGGCCGCTGCAGTCGTCATTAGATGAGCACCCCGCCACCGATGGTGCCGGACGTGCGCGACGTGACGTTGAGACGAACCGCGTCGACATGCCCGATGCGGACGATCTTGTTTTCGGTGATGCCTGTCTCGACCTTGGCCCAGGCGAGCGAGGCATCGACGCGGGCCTCGATGTCGACGATAGCGGCGCCGGTCAACACAACCTGTACAGACGCCTCCTGACGACCGAGGCGGGCCGCCTTGGCCATCCCGGAGAGTTCAACGGCGGTGGTCTGCCCGACGCCAGACAGAGTGTCGAAGGAGGTGTACATGCTCATGGTCTAAGCTCCGAGGTTGGGCAGGTTCTTCCAGCCCGTTGAGGTGAACTGGCGCCCCATGGCCGCTCCGGCCGCGGCGTCGGTGTAGATGGCTGTGTCGCCAACGACGAACGGCCCACCACCGGCTTCGTAGGCTGCCTGGCTTGCAACGCTCCAGCGCAGGACCAGCTTGCCAGCCTCGACTGAGCCGACTGCGTTCGGGGCCGACTCGACCCGGCCTTCGTAGATCGCTTCGGCGCAGTCACCGGGGGCGAAGACCACCTCGTCGATGACGACGTACTCGGTCCCGGCAGCCAGGCTGTTGGAGTCGTTCAGGTAGACCCACAGGATGATGCTCGTGACAGCAGCCGGGATGTCGGCCACCACCCACACGAAGTTGTAGGCGCCAGGGGTCAGGTACTTGGTCGGGTCGGACTTGGTCTCGGCCAGGCCGGAGCTCGTGGTCGTGGCCACGCCGATGCGCACCGGCATGGTCGGGGCGGGGCCAGCGAAGCCGTCAGCCTCCGGGACGTAGAGCCAGACAGCGAACGTCATCCTGCGCGCGGCAGTCGCGTTCAGGAGCTCCGTGGAGATGAGGGAGAAGCCGTAGCGGTTCTGGGGCGTCCCCGCGGTGGCCGTTACGCGCATGGCGTTGGGCGGCGTCCTGACGAGGACAGACTCGTTGGCGTCGCTGACGTTGACTGCCGCGCGCCCGGTGCCGAACCGCTGCCCCTCGAGGAACCGGTTGGGGAACAGGTTCTGGGCAAGCGGGAAAGTCTCTTCGACGGCCGCGGTCGGGTAACCGAAGGCGACGGCCGGCATCCGCGGGCGCCGGTTCGACGTGGCCGAGGTCGTCTTGATGCTGCGCCGGTTCGTGCCGGTGTCAAAGCGGACGTCGATGTCCCAGTCGCGGACCTTGTCGAGCTCGATGGGGTAGGCCGCGCCACCGGGGCCCGAGACGGTTCCGCTCTGGATCTTGAACCCGTTGACCTTGGAGACCGTGCCGACGCGGAGCCACGGCGTCTCGATACGGCCAACCTGGGCCGTCTTGTAGACCCCGATGATGAGGTTCCCGCCGCCGTTGATGGCGCTGGCCAGGGTGCCGTACGCCGTCAGGTCGAGCCAGCGGAGGATATTCAGGGCGACCGTGTCGTTGAGGTCGAGCGACCGCAGGGCGTTGATGCTGACGAGGTCCAGGAGCCCGCCGTTCAGCCGTTCGCCCCGCAGCGACAGGCCGCAGTTGTCGGTACGGATCCGCAGGGTGCCGTTCTCGCCCATGGCCCAGACGCCCTCGGCGCAGCCGAAGACGTGGACGTCGAGCTCGCCGTTGCTGACGTCGTCGACGTCCGGGTTGCCGCCCGGCCGCCCCCACTGGAGGCCGACGCACTGCACGGCCTGGGTCGGGCCGGCGACGTCCGCGCCGATCCCGAAGCCGGCCAGGTAGGCGCCGGTGAGCGCCGGGTCGACCCGCAGGACCGGCTGGAGGGCGCCGTTGTCGTCCAGGTCCGTGATCAGGGCCTTGAACCAGGAGCGGGCCACCGCCGACGAGCGCCCGTAGCCAAGGCCGATGATCGGGCACGTCACGTCGACCGTGCGGCCGACGCCGATGCCGAAAGGCGTGGGGGAGACGAGCAGCCCCAGCTTCCGCTCGGTCAGCTCGGCGATGGCCGCCTCGAGCTCGTCAGCCTCGTCCTCGCCGCTGCCGGACAGCCGCATCTCCTCGGCCGTGACCCAGCCGCTGGAGAGGCCGTACGTCGGCCGGAACGACTGGAGCATGCGCTCGAAGTCCGAGGGGGTGGCGGCTACGACGCGCTTGGCGTTCGAGTCCCAGACGAGCGGGGCGTCCCGCGTCGGGTCAAGGTCAAGGTCGCTGTCCCCCGTACCGTAGACACCGATACGAAGGTTGGCCAACCCCTCCAGGGGGCCGCGGTTCCTGACTGGTCCAGATGATGGCATTCGCGGACCTTACGGACTGACCTTGCGGGCTGCCACTTGCGCGCTCAGCACAGGCAGGCCACAGGAGTTCACGACCTCGCAGGCGATCTCCGCGGCCCGGACGGCGTCGGCTCCCGCCAGCATGGCCGCCAGGGCCGCCTGCTCGCCGCTCCCGGCGCTCAGCGGGACATCGGCGGGCCAGGGCATCGGAATGGTGGCGTCGTCGTAGACCTCCACCCGGCCGTCGTCGTAGAGCAGGATGACCTCGGAGTCGTCCAGGTCGTCCGGCGCCAGGCGCTCGGGGTCCTCGAGCCAGGCGTACAGCTCATGGATCTTCGAGAGTGTTCCAGCCCCGGCTGCCCACGCCCGCAGTCGCTCGATCCTCACCAGCTTCTTCCAGCCCGGTCTCAGCTTCGTAGAACCGGAGCACACTAGGGAGTCGACGGCGAGCGTACCGTCTTTGTAGGCGACGACTGTCACTTTCCTCGGCTCCAGGTTGCGATTTCGGCCTTGTCTTCGTTACACCGTCGGAGTGCTCGGACGGCGGCAGCGGCTTCGGCCTCCAGTGAGTCGTTCTTTTCGATCTGGGCAAAGTCGGGCACCTTAGTCGGGGTCAGGAGTTCCTCCGGCGGCTGCACGCGCACGTACTCCACCACCGGCGTTGCCACAGGCTTCACCACCGGCGGCTTCACACAGCCGGCGGCGAACGCTGTCAGGTACAGGGCGATCAGCCCATTCCGCGTAGTCGGGTTCATTGGTCCTGGCCTCCTGCTGCTGGCGGCGGAACGTCTCCACCTCACGCTCGGCACGACGTGCCCGGTCACTGAGTCGCTTGGTCACTGCGTCACGGGCAGCGACCTCACCTTGCAGCGCGATGATCCCGCGCTGCAGGGCTTCGATCTGGAGTTGCTTGCTGGCCGAGGTGTCGGCGGCCACGATCCCGGCGATCTCAGCCTGGCAGGCCAGCCCGGCGGCCCGGAGCTCCGCGACCTTGTCGACCAGTAGCTTGGTGGCCAAGATCGTAGTGACGAGGAGCGCCACGATCGCGTATGCCCAGAAGGGCAGCTTGGCGAGTAGCGCCTTGATCACACCTCGGCCCCGGTCTCGGCCGAGCAGGCCAGCGCGAAGAACGGCTCGGCCTTCTCGATGGTGCCCTTGCCGAGGAGGGTGTTGTAGAACACCTTCCAGTACTTGGCCATGCCCAGGCTGTTCGCCGGGCCAGGGAGTTCCTGGGGGATCCGCCGGTAGAAGACCCGGCACATCGCCGCCGCGTAGCAGAGGTTGCCCTGCATCTCGAAGACGCTGTCGGCGACCGGGTACATCCCGGAGCGCAGGACCATGACCTTGTGCTCGAGGTCCGGGCGCTCCTTCAGCCAGCGCAGGAGGTCCTTGTAGGTCGCCGGCTCGATCTGGAAGATCGAGATGGCCGGGCCTTTGACCTGGCGCACGTAGGCCGCCTTGGACTCAACCAGGGCGGTACCAAGGACCAGGTTCTCGGCGGCCGGGCTCCAGAGCCCGATGGACTCCAGGGCCGGCCGGATGACGAACTGACGAAGCTGGGTAGGGTCAAGACCACGCATGGGGGTAGCCTACGAAGCCCCTCGCGGGGCTGCCGCCTTAGCCGCCGGCCAGGGTCGCCCCGACCGCCCTGCGGGCAGGCGGGAGCTGGTTCAGGATGGGGACCGCCCGGACGAGGCTGGTCGAGGCCGGGTCGGCCACCCAGCCGTTGACCTGCTCCACGGTCGGGCCCAGGAGCCCGATGAAGCCGTTGTTGCCCCGCTCGCTGGCCTCGAAGAAGTCCATGGCGTACTGGCCGATACCCAGGAAGCCCGTCCGCTGCGCCAGGTTACCAAGGTAGGCCAGCGCGTCCTGGTCGTCGGTCGGAGTCTTTGCGCCCCACAGCCGGTACTGGAAGAGCTCGCGGAGCTCGAGGCCGATCGCGGTCATGAGCATCATCATCATCGCCGGGCCGGCGAGCTTCATCGCGCCCTGCCAGCCGAGGCCGGCCGCCTTCGCGTTGGCGAACATCTGGCCCATGATCGTGTTCTGGAACAGGTACATGAACTGGTGCAGATGGAAGATGAGCATCGCCGCCGGGTGCGAGGCCCAGAGCGGGCGCTGCGACGGGTCGGGACGCATCACGGACTCGTTGACGAACTGGATCAGCGCGTCGACGACCTTGTTGTCGGCCGCGGCGATCGCCGGGTCCGCCTGGCTGTAGGTGGACTCGCCGGGCAACTGCCGGCCGCCCTGCAGCCAGGCCGTGGCCTCCTCGACCGACAGGTTGAGCTGCTGCAGGTCGTGGATGGCAACCGGGTCGCCCTGCACGGCCTTCGCGGCGCGCTCGGCGATGAAGTCGAGGCCCACGCGCATGCCGACCGAGCGGGTGAAGTTGGTCCAGCGGTGGAGCTGGATGGCGGTGAACATCTTGTCGTTGATGTTGCGGGCCATGGGCGAGAACCAGTGGTTGTCGTAGTCGTACGACAGGATGTGGTTCTGGAACTCGTCGGTGTAGATGCCGTAGATCCGTGCGAGCTGGTTGAAGTCGGAGTTGCGGTTGGCGACGTCCTTGATGCCAGCCTTGAGCGACTTCCACGCGAGCTGCATGTTGTTGGCGCGGATGGCCGGGCCGATGATGTCGGGGAACGACGAGAGCGTGCCGAAGAGCAGCGTCCGCATGTTCTGGTAGGTCAGCACCCAGCCCATGGCCGTGCGGACGTTGGGCGGGAAGTCGCGGCCGTAGCGCCCCAGGGCCGCGTCGACCAGGTCCTTCGTGCGGCGAATCTGGGCGGCGGTAGCACCGGCCTGGCCCATGTCGTTCAGCATGGACATGAGCTTGGCACGCGGGTTCCAGTTCTTGTAGACCTCGCCGGTCTGCTGGCGCTCCTCGGGGGAGTTGCGGATCGCCTCCTCGCCGAAGTACTCGTTGAACACCGCGGCGTTCGACAGCGCGTGGATGTAGCGGATCATGCTGACCCGCGGGTTCTGCTCGATGTACGGCTTGAAGAACGCGTCGCTGAGCATCTTGTGGCGCTTGTTGAAGAAGCGCCCGCTCGGCGTGTCGATCTTGTCGTTGACACCGGGGTTGAAGTTGATCTGCTCGGGCGCGCCGCTGACCAGCGAGTCGAAGAGCTTCTCCGCGGCCTCCGTGCGCTCGGCGGCCGTGAGCTGGGCCGTCGGGCTGCTGGGCGTGATGTAGTTGGCTGCCAGGTGCGCCACGATCTTCGTGCGGTCGTCCAGGAGCTTCTGCTTCTCGCCCCACATCAGCGGGATGTAGTTCCTGCGGAAGATGAGCGGCAGTCCGCTCTTACGGCCCTTGCCGTAGGCGGCCTGGTAGAAGTCGAGGATCTTCTGGGCCAGCGGTGAGACCTGGGCCGGAGCCTGGCGCCCGGTCGTGAGCTTCCAGAGCTCCTCGAACGCGGCGTTGATCTCGGCCTCCGGCACGTCCTTGAAGATCTTGATGCCGTCCGCGATCAGCTCGCTGCGGAAGCGCTGCATCCGGTTGTAGAACGTCGGCTTGTCGTTGCCCGAGATCTGCCCGCGGATGCGGAAGAAGATGTCGGCGAGCTTGTCGCCGCCAGGGATCCGGCGGAGCTGACCGGCGACGGTGGCGAACGTCTGGTCGAAGAGATCCATGCCGAGCTTCTCGCCATAGGCGATCGTCGGGCTAGCATCGAGCTTCCGCTTGATCCGACGGAGCGTGCGCTCGGCGTACCGCTGGCGGACCTTGGCGTCGTAGCCCTTCTGGCCTTTGCGCGGGCGTGGGGCGCCGCCACGAAGTTGGGAAAGCCGCACCGTCGTGGCGATCTGCTGGGCCAGCTCGAGAAGCGCCGGTGCGCTTTCCCGCGCGCCCTCGATGAGCCACTGTGGCGCACCCGGCACGTCAGCCTTCTGATTGGCCACCAGCTCAATGAAGGCCTGCGTAATCGCCAGTTTCCCGCGCGAGTTACTGTCAACGGTGCCAGGCGGGCGTTTCTGGCCCATGAGCGCCGACCGCAGGAATTCGCCGTAGGCCTCCGACGGGCGGAAGAAGCGCGCGAGGGCGTCGTAGATCTTCCGCATCACGCTTCCAAGAGACGCAAAGAACTTCTCTGTCTCCGGGGTCGCGGCCGGGGCCTTGGAGCCTTCGGACGCCACCGTGCTGATGAACTGGGTAGCCGCCCACTCCTCTACAACACGCACAAGGGCGCCGAAGTAGGCGTCGCTCCTGCCTAGGGCTTCTACTGGTGACTGTGTCTTGGGATCGATGCCATCGCGCGCAGCAGCAGCGTCCAGCTCGTCCCGATAGGCCTCGAACGTCGGGCCGAAGATACGGAATCGGCTGGGGACTGTAACACCGGCCTTCCCGCTGTAGATGTCAGCGAGGGCGTCCCGGACGAGAGCGGCGCGAACGGCCAATGGCGCGCTCGAGAAGTACTTGCGGAACACGACATGACCGAGCTCGTGGCCGACCACCATGGCGGCCCGGCCACCGGGGCCTCCGAACTCATCGATCTCGAGCAGGTTCTTTGGCAGCGTGATGTAGATGCCGTCGTTGAGCACCAGGACAGCGCCGTACTCGGTACCGGTCTTTGACATTGGCCCGCGGGCGCTCTTGGCCCCGTCGGTCAGCGACACCACAATCGGCGCATCGGAGACGCCGCCGATGTCAGCAAGCTCGGCGATCATCTTGCCGAACTTGGTCACTGCGTCACCGAGCTTCGTCCTGTCGCCAGAGCGCTCGTCGAAGAAGTAGAGGCTCTGTCCGGAGTTCATGCGGATCTCGAGCGCCGGGACGATGCCCGCGGCGGCGTGCGCAGCAATGGTCTCCGACACCGACATCGTGCTGTCTGGTGACACCGCGACCAAGTCACCAAGATCCTTGGTCGTGGTCTCGCCAGTCTGGTTCGCGGTGTTCCGAAGCGTGCCCAGGACATTCAGCTCAGCAAACGCGGCGGCGTACTCGTTCGTGTAGCGCCGCTCGGCTCCGAGCGAAACGTACTGCGCCACGCCGTCCAGGAACTCGGCGAACGTGTCGTTGAGCTTGTACTTGGCCCGGACGCGCTGGTAGAAGTCGTAGAGCTTGTCGACGACGCGCTTGAAGAACGAGTCGACGGCGTTGCGGGTCTTGCGGTTCCGGTCGATGGCCCAGGACACAAGCTGGTCGGCTGCCCACTCCTCGAACCGGCCGCCAGTCTGCGAGCCACGCGGCGCAGCGGCACGGAGGCGGGCCTGCAGCTCGGGCGTCAGCTTGTTGAAGTAGATCTCGAAGACGGCGTGGCCGAGCTCGTGCGCGATCGCGCGGTAAGCCCGCTGCCGCGCGACCTCCGGCGAGACGCCCGCCTGGTTCTCGGACACCATCTTGTTCGACAGGTAGATGGTGATGCCGTGGATGGGGTGCATGAACACCCGGGCAGTGACGCTCGGGTCCGCGGCGGCCTGCTTGAGCAGCTCGCCGAACGGGTGGTCGTCGAACATCGCCGAATTGCGGATCGCCTCCGCGTCGAAGATCTCCACGCGGTCCTTGAGGCCGAGGGTCTCGCGGAACACCTCGACCAGTTCGATGACGTCCTTCTGCGTCTGCTCGGACACGCTGTCGAGGCGGACGTACGCGACCTGGTCGCGCTGCCCGCGGCGTACGCCGGGCTGCCGCTGGCTCGGCGCCTCGGTGCTCTCCCGGTTGCGGTCCGCCTCGGTGTTCTTGCCGCCGGCGAACTCGCTACCCGGCATGTCGATGGCCTGCTGGCCGTCGAGCGTGCGCGCATTCAGCTTGGGTTTCCGGACGTTGTCGAGGAACCGGTCTGGCTGGAGCGGCTGGGCGGCCTCGAAGTTGGCCTGTGCCGGCGACGTCCAGTCCGGCTGGACGAATGCGACGTCTTCGCGCTCAGGGATTCCGTTCTCGTCCAGCGCCCTGCCAGGGAGGTTGCGCGACTCAACCGCCTGCGGGGCCGAAGGCGTGAAGAACGGGTCCGCGCCACGGTCGAAGACCGGCGTGGTGTCGCGCTCGCCGATCTCCTTCTTGGCGGCGCGCTTCTGCTTCTCGTACAGCTTGCCGTAGAACTCGTTCTGGGCCTTGAGCCCCTGGCCCTTCTTCGGAGCGTCAGAACGCGTACCAAGAACGCCGCCAGACCCAGGCTCGCCGCGGAAGTCGGACGCCTTGTCCTCTTCCGACTGCTCCTCATCGAAGCCGAGCGGCTGGCCGTCGCGCGACCTGTTGCGCGCCTCCATCGTCTCCTTGCGGAGCTCGCCGTAGGTGTATGGCTTCTTGTTGCGGTCGACGCGAATGACGACGGCATCGAGGTCCGCAGCCGTAAGCGCGCCGTCCTTGCCGGAGCCGCGGATCGCCGGGGCAGAGGCCGAGCCAGTCTCGAGCATGCGGGCGACCGCGGTCTCGAAACCGATGACCGCGCGCTCAGTCGGATCCTCGGTCTGGAAGACGCCGCCTTCGGCCTCATAGATCCGTGCGCCAGCCTCGGCGAACTGCTTGGCGTCCAGGCGAGAGGCCTTCTCGCGACCGGGCCAGCGAACGCGGATGATCTCGGCGGGGTTGTCGAAGTCGCGCGCGCTAAGCCGGGCAGACTCGAACCCTTCGTAGAGCTTGAGCCGGGCGGACGTGGCCTCGTTCTGCATCGCATCGAGGATGGCGACGTAGAACTTGCCGCCTTCCTCCTGGATGTCGAATGCCGACTCGTCGAGGTCGAAGAAGATCTCACGGAGGTCGGCGAGCGCCTTCTCCGCCTGCAGGCGCGTGTTGAACGGAATGGCCTGGCTCGTCTTGCCGTCCCGGCTGAACTTGTCAACGATCGTCCGCTTCTCGCCCTCGATCCGTTCCTTCGCCTGCTCGGTCCTGTTCTTGACGCGGCGCCCGGCGGTTTTGAGCACATCCACCGGCGACATGCCGAAGCGCTGGCGCGTGAGCTGCTCGCGGGCCTCGACCTCGTTCAGGAGCTTCCCGCTCTCGAAGTCGTTGCGTGCCATCCGTGACTCGGCATCCAGCGTGGAGTCCTGCTGGCGCTCGTAGTCCTGGTCGTCCTCGAAATCGTCCGGCCCCATGTCCTTTACGGTCGGGTCACTCAGTGGCGCGGTGTCGAGGTACTTGGCGAGCTGGTCGGAGTACTTCTTGACGAGCGGCGACACAGTCTCCTGGCGGAACTGGTCCACACGCGCGCGGAAGGTCTTGTTGATCTCGTCGAGGCGAGCCTGCTGCTGGTCAGCAGGGAGCGCCGCTACCTCTTCGAGCGCCGCGTCGAGCTCCTTGCGAAGGATAGCTGCGAACTCGAGGCCAGGGGTAGCGAGCTCCTGTCCGAGCATCTCGGACATGGTCCCGACAGACGTGAGGATGGCCTTGATGTCTTCCTCTGGGAGGATGCCGCCAAAGAGCTTGTCCGCCTCGCGGGCAATGCGTTCGGCTTCGTCGATCGGCCCCTTGATGTCGGCGTCAATCGCGCCAGAGAAGTAGTTACCGAGGTCCGTGCGGAGCGCGTCCGCAGCGCTCGGCGGCGTCGCGAACGGATCGGCTGGGCCTGCCGTCGGCGCTGCGGCGCCGCCGACTGCGCTGCCAACCGCCGTCGCGGTCTGCGACATCGGCTGAATGGACATCTCGCGGAGGCGGTCCATGAACTTCGCCTTGCGCTCCTTGGCCGCGGCCCAGGCCTGCGTCGCCCGGCCGCCGGCAGCCTGGCTCAGTGCCCGCGGGCCGTCGGCCAGGACGGTGCTACCGCCGCCCATGACGGCACCGACCAGTGCGCCGGCCGCCGCGGCCTCGAGGATCCGGTCCTTGTTGGCAGGGTCACCGATGTCGAACGACGGGTCTGCAAACGCCCGCGCGGCGAGCAGCGTGGTCTCCTGCAGGCCCTCGGTGATACCCTCGGCGGGAATGCCCTTGCCGGCCGCCAGGGCGGCTTCCTGGATGAAGCTGCGCGCGAGCTTCGGCTCGACGCCCGGGAAGAACTTGCTGATGAACATCATGCCCGGCACGGTGTCGAGCGCGCCCATCGTGAGGCCGGCCGCGAGGGCCGTGCCCGGGGCGCTGACGCCGGCGTCCATGAGCTCGCCCTGGGCCTCGCCGGTACCGAGTGCCGATGACGACGCGAAGAGGTCGCGCCCCGTCCGGCGCTGGACGGCCTGGGCCATCTGCCGCTGGACGAGCGGGTCGGCCATCATCTTGCGCACGGTCGCCTGGACTGCGTCCTCGGAGGCAGCCGGCCAGAACGCCTTGGTGGCAGCTTCCGCCTCGGCGAACACCGAGCGGCGGAGACCCTGCTCGAAGACGCGGCGGGTGATGGCCGCACCGACGCCGGCCTGGGCGCCGAGACCGATGATGTACGGCGTCGTCTCGCCGAGCGTGCTGGCGCTCCACTTGAAGAAGTCGCCAACGCTGTTGATGTCGTCGAGGCCACTGACCGCAGCGGGGTTCCTGGCCATGTCCTCCGACTGCTGCTCCCGCCCGCGCATAGCGGTAGCGCGCGCCGCGGTGTTGCCGGTCAGGTCGCCGACCAGGCCAAGTAGACCATACCCGAGGTCCTGGACCTGGTCTACGCCGCGGCTTGCACCGCTGACAAACTCGCCGCCGACGCCCGACGGCTGCGCGCGGTCAAGCCACCCGCTGGGGGCGCTGCGGACGCTGCTGGCGAGGCCAAGGTCGGCCGAAGGGACCGAGCGTACGTCGAACGGATCAGTAGCCATAGGTTACGGAGGCAGTACCATCGCGCGGTTGGCGGTCGTCTGAGTCTGGCGCTCCAGTTCGTCGGCAAGAGCCTTCTCGCCCAGCATGGCTACCCGGTACATCTCCGGCGTGGCCTGTACCTCGCCACGCATGATCTGCTGCCGGAGCTCGCGCACCATCTCGGGGCTCTGCTGAGTCCGCGGGACTTCGATTCGTGCGGTAGCGCCATCGCCGGAATTGTAGTTGACCAGGTTGGTATCGCCGGTCGAACCGATCTCGCCACCAGTCCAGCGCCTCCAGAAGAACCGGTTATCCTCGACGCGCTTGTACTTAAGCCAGCGTGCTGCGTTAGTGACTACGGTGGCCAACTTGGTCGGGTCGGCGGTACTGAGATCGCTCAGGTCGATGCCATAGGCAGCCTGGATCATGTCGGCGTTGTTCCGCAGGGTCGCGAGGACATCAGTCCGATCATTGGTGATGTCGCCGTTGATTGGATTCGCTGCGACGATCTGGTCGACCATGTCGAGGCGCTCTTTTGGCCACTCCTCCATGATCTTGCGGCGCTTGCCTTCGTCGATCAGCGGCCGCCCCGTCACGAGGTTACGGATCGGCGCCCAAGTGGTGCCGTAGCGCACGCCCATCATGCCGTCGCTTGTGGAGAGCTCGACGCCCTTCTCGGGGTCCGGGGGCGCGTACTGCTTCGCGAGCGCCGTGATGGCCGCCGCGGGGACGCCGTTGGCCATGGCGATGCCGAGGGCCTGCATCTGCCGATTGTTGAAGGTCTCGGCGTCTACGGGCAGCCGCGAGACCGTCGTCACCGCGCTGCGCACGGCGCCCGGCTCGGCGTACGGATACGGCGAGTCCTGGGACATAGCGACCTGGGCGACGGTCTCGAGGAACCTCGGGCTGCGCGCGTCGAAGGTGCCCGGCGCGACGGCGAGCGCACGGATCTCCGTGAGCTCGGTGATCGGGGTCTTGGCTGCGTTCGCGAGGACCGCAGTCGACACGTCGAGCTCGCGACGCGCCGTCCTGAACTCGGGGTCCTTCGGGTCAAGGCCGCGCAGCTTGGTCGCAGCGGCCTCTGCGGTCTGCCGGGCGTACTTCGCTACGAACGGGTCCGAGACCTTCCGGGCGTCGTCACTCAGTGAGGCGCGGACGGCTCCGTAATTCCGTACCATCTTGTATGGGTTGGCCTCGAAGTCAGCCCGATACTTCTCGAAGCCCTTGTCATTGCGCGCGACGCCAGGCCAGAACTGTTCCTGCGTGACCGCGTCGCGCCGCATCCCATCCCGCCCGCGGGTGTCAGCGTAGAGCGGTACGCCGACAGCAGGGGCGCTGGGGTTGGAGGAGAGGCCGGCGAGGACCGACGAAAGCGCCGGTCGGTCAGGGACCGCCTCTGGGCCGGCGTAGCCGAGCGGGGCCGGCGGCTCCATAAGGTCGGGGTTAGGGCCAGGCAGTGCGTCGTAGTCAGCGCCGTTCGCGGGCGACATGACCAGCTCTGTCTTCGTCGGCGGCCTCGGCGCCTGGGGCAGCGCGGCCGGGCCAGCGGCAGCGGCGTCCGCCTCCCCGCTCAGGACACGGCGCGCCTGCTCGAAGCCGTCGAGCATCCGCTGCCGCTCCGCTGCCGCGGCGACGCGGGCCCGCCCTTCGGCCGCGACGCGCTGACGCTCGGCGATGTCCTGGTTGAGGAAGTTCGCGAGCGTCGGGTTGGTCGCCGCGCGCTGCATGAAGAACTCGCGGTCCGTCGGCGCAAGGGCGTCGAGCTTGAAGCCGGTGTCGGCGAGCTTGCCGAACGCGTAGCGGTCCTGGTAGATGTCCGCCAGACCTTGGCTGCGGATGTTCCGGCGCTCGTTAATCTCCTCGCGATTGAGCTCGTCGATCTCCCGCTGGCGAGCCTGGTCGATCTCGTAGCGCCGGTTGTTCTCGGCGTCGAGACGGCCGATGCGCGCCGTCTCGCGCTCCTGCAAGTCGATCTGCCGTCGACGCTGGAACAGCGTGTCGACGAACCCGTAGCCGGCCAGGAGCCCGCTTGAGAATGCGTTAGCCCGAAGGCCGCTGATCCCGCTCATCCTGCAACCTCTTCACTTCGGCCGTCAGCTCCTTGACCGCCGCAAACAGAACACCGAGCGCGTCGACATAGTGGATGACGCCCTCGCCACTAAGCTCGAACGTCTCGTTGAAGTCTTCCGCGTACGGGCCGACATGCACAGCGTCATCGCCCTTGTACTGCCAGCGATCGACGTCAAGACTCGCGATCTTGTCGAGCACTCCCGGCTCAATCGGGCCGATTGTATCCTTGATGGCGCGGCTGCTGGCAGCGATCGCCGACCCGATGCTGATGGCAGCGCCGACGCCAGTCCCGATCGCACCCTGCTTGCCGGCGCTGTTGGCGGCGTCCTTCTGCTTGTCGCGGAGATCGCGGCTGATGATCGAGTTGACCTGCGAGCCGAGCTGGTCGTAGGCGATCTGGTCGAACTGGTCGGCGTAGCTGAGCCCCGCCGCCTGGGCAGTGCGGTTGCGCTCGAGCGCGCCGCGGATGCCGGTGTTGCGGGCGCCGACCTGGGCGGCGGTCTGGCCCAGCGCGGCGATACGGCGGAGGCCCGCGCTCGGGTCCTCGACCGTACCGCTGCGGCCGGACATGCCGCGCAGCGTGTCGGCCATCTGGGTCTTGGTCAGCCCGGCCGCGTCGGCGTCGCGGATGCGGGCCTTCTGGATGAGCGCATCCAGAGTGAGCGGCCGGCCCTCATCGAGGGCCAGCCGCTCGATTTCGCCGTACCCGTCACGGTTGAACCGCTGGATGTTGTCCAGGGAGAAGTTCCGGAGGGTGGCGCCGGCCAGGGGATTGCCCTTGTCGTCGAAGGCACGGCGGATGTCGTCGCCCGAATCCCAACGGCCGTAGGCTGCCGGATCACCCCCTTCCGCGTAAGTCGACAGATTCCGAAGTCCGTACCGCCCGGTTCGCTCGACCGGGAGCGGCTGCACAGTGCGGCGAGTGCCGTTTGCGGCCGCGTCGAACGCCGCCCCCTGCCCGCGCTGAAGGGTCCGCCCGACGATTCCTGCAAGTCCAGCGAGCATGATTACGGCCCAATCTTGGTATTGGCGACGATGCTGCCAGCCGACGGGCCGATCGTCGACGAGCCAGCGCTGGCAATCGCGCCCGGCGCGGTCGGCGTCGGTGTGCGGTTCATCCACAGGTTAGCGGCGCCACCCAGGCCTATGCCGGCCAGGCCGCCGATGAAGTTGGCCTTGTTGACGTCGCGGAACTGGTTGACCGCGTCCATGCCGCCCTGGTAGCCGGACAGCATCTCGTTGAACTTGGCGACGCTACGCAGTCCCGTAGCCTGCATGCCACGGCCGGCCTGGGCCGCCTGCATGCGCGCCTGGAGCAGGTTCATCTTGCCGGCGTCGCTCGTGGCCATGGCGATCCGGGAGAGGGCCTTGACGCGGCTCATGCCGCCGGCGAGCTCGTCTTCGGGGCGCACGGCGTTGTTGCCGGTGCCGGCGGGGCGGAGGCCAGCGATCTTGGCCTCGGTCTGCCCGGCGTTGACGGCCGCCTGGGTCTCGGCGTCGTTGCCGTAGAGCATCCGCCGGAGGTGCTCCGAGCGGGCGTCGCGGGCCATCGACCCGCTGCGGTAGATCTGGTCGGCCGCGGCCCGAAGGTCGCCCTCGAGGAGGAAGTACGGGTTGCCCGCGTTATTCCATTCCTTCTCGGTGAGGCGCTCCGGGTTTGGATTCGTACGCGTGCCGAGCACCCCACCGACCATGCGGGTGAAAACGCCCCCCCGGTTCTTGGGCATCTCCAATGTCATTGACGGGAGCGGCTCGGGCGTGAAAACGCCCCCCCGGTTCTTGGGGATCTCCAATGTCATTGACGGGAGCGGTTTGGATGCCATAGGTCCGCAACCTACTGCCTGGGCGCTGGGGCTGCCCTGTTACTGGTTGACGCCGGTCAGGCGGGAGCCGAAATTCGTGCACTGGGCCACGATGGTCCCGCCGTAGGTCGTAACGCCAGTCTGTAGGCCGCTGTTGGGGTCGACCCGGCCCTCCAGGCGATACCTGACAGTGTTCCTGGCCCCGAGGTAGCTGTCCCTCTCTAGCAGGCTGGTTCGCCGAATGACGGACACGTCGAGGGTCTGGTAGACAATCGGGTTGAAGGTCTTGGAGGTGATGTCCTGGACCAGGGGGTCGAAGATCGGGAGGCCATAGCGCTTGCTGCCCACCGGAGACCACTCGCCCGCGCCGTCGAACTGGCACGTAAAGCGGAACTGGATAGTGCGCTGCGACGACCCGCCGACGTTCCGGGCGTCGACCTTCGCGCTGAGGAGGATGCCCTCGGTCGGGTGCTGCACCCGCTTGAAAGCATCGGCGTTCGTACCGTGCCAGGGGGCCACCCAGTCGATCTCGGGGCCTAGCGCCACCCATTGCGCGGCCGTGAGCGCATAGTTGTTGTCCCACTCAAACAAGCGGGTGATGGCCAGGTCGAAGTCGAGCCCGGCCGTTGTCTTGGGCCGGAACAAGGTCTCGGCGCCGACGATCTCCGGCGTCTGGAGCGTCCCGGTCATGTAGAGCTTGCCGAGGGCAATGTCGTACCAGAACTTGGCCTGGGCGCCGGGGGACCCGCTCTCCGAGCCTTTGACCCCGGACCCAATCCAGATCGGGAACGTCGCGTCGCCCTCGAGCTCGACCCGGACGTCGCCCTGGGTCTTGATTATGCCGCCGATGACGAGCTCCGACTCCAGCTTGTCGGCCGTGACCGCGCCTGCCTCGATGTGGACTGCCTGGACGGCGTTGGCCTTGATCTTCTCGGACTCGACAGCCTCGGAGAAAAGCTGGGCCGCGCGTACAGCGCCGGCGGCGATCTTGCCGAACTCGACCGCGTCAGCGGCGATGTTGACGGCTTTGACCTCGCCGGCCAGGATCTTGCCGGACGTGATCGCGTTGGCCGCGATGTTGTCGGCCTTGACCTCGCCCGCGGCGATCTTCTCCGAGGTGACGGCGCCCACATCCAGCTCGCGAGCGGTGATGGCCGCGGCTTCGATGGTTCCGGCCGTGACCGCGTCAGCCGCGATGTTGCCGGCCTGCACGGCGTTGGCGGCGATGTTGCCGGCCTGGATCGCGTTAGCGGCGACGTTACCGGCCTGGACCGAATTGGCCGCGAGCTTGCCGGCGATGACCTCCTGGGCCCCGATCTTGACGGCCGTGACCGAGTTCGCCTGGAGCTGGTCAACGCCGATGGCGCCGGCGGCAACCTTGCCGACGATGACCGCGTTAGCCGCGATGTTGTTGGCCTCGACCGCATCGACCCCGAGCTTGCCAGCGATGACTTCGCCCGCGGCGATGGTCGTCGCCGTCACGGCGTTCGCGGCGATCTCGCCCGCGCGCACGGCGCCGGCGGCGATCTTGCCGGCAATGACCGCGTTGGCCGCGAGCTGGCCAGGCCCGATCGTACCGTCGGGGATGTACGTCTCCGCCGGCAGCCAGTCCGCCTCGGCGGTCGAGTAGCGGTAGAGGATGTTGTCGGACGTCAGCAGTACGACGCGCCCGTCGGTCAAGCCCGTGGTCGGCAGCGTCCCGACAACCTCGACCGGCGTGATGCCGGCGGCGAGCTCCGTGAGTCCGATGGAGGAGGGGGCAATCTGCCCGGCGGCAATCTGCCCGGCCAGGTCCGCGGCAGGGAGCTTGTACTCCCACTCGTCGTCTACCAGGCGGTAGATCTTGCCGTTGGTGGTAAGGAACACAACCTTCGGGCCGGTGTAGCCGGTCGGCGACGGCAGGGCGTTGACGACCGCGACCGGCTCGATGCCAGCGGCGAACTTGGTACCGGAGATCGAGCCGTCGGCGATCTGGTCCTCGTCGATCTCGCCGACGACGTCGACGGCAGGAACCGCAGCCGTCCATTCGCCAGAGACCAGGCGGTAGAGCTTGCCGTTGGACGTGCGGAATACCACCCTGGGGCCGGTATAGCCGACCGGGTCAGGGAGGTCGTCGACGATACCGACAGCCTCGAGGCCGCTGGCGAGCTTGGTGCCAGCGATGGTGCCGTCGGCGATGAGCGCCGGATCGATCGGGCCGCCGATGTCAGCAGGGTCGATCACCTTGGTCCAGATGCCCTCGACCAGCCGCCAGAGCTTGCCGTCGGCCGTGTTGAAGACAACCTTCGGGCCGGTGTAGCCGACCGCGCTGGGGAGGCCGTCAACGACGCCGATCGGCTCGATGCCGCTCGCGAAGCTGTCGAAAGTGATGGTGCCGAAATCTCCGCCGCCCTCGATGATGACGGTGTTCCCGCCGCCGGCGGCCGGCGTGACGCCGACCTTGACGAGCTTGGTCATCGTGCCCGTGATCGCGGAGGCGATCTCCGCCCGACCGGACCGCTGCACGGCCTTGACGAGGCCGGCGGCCTCGAGCTCGCCCAGGGTGACGTAGCGGTCCTTGGACGCGCCGCGGAAGCCGTCGGCGATCTCGATGGCCTCACGGACGGCCTCCAGGAAGGCCCGGAGCTCGCCCGTTACGCCACTGGGGATCTCGAGTGACGAGGCAGCGCGCATCAGTCGAGCATCAACTCAGCCACTGAGTCACTGATATGGATGAGGTGGACCGGCGTGGCTGCGGTCACAGCGACCTGGTACTCAGTGGCCAGGTAACCAGAGGGGAGGCGGAAGATGTCGTCGTTGTTGACCGTCCGGGTCGCGACGAGCTCGCCGTGCTTGTACAGCGAGAACGTCACCGGGTAGGAGTCGGCCACGACACGCCCGCACGCCATGTTCAGTGGCTCGCAGCGCAGTACCTGCGAACGCCAGGTGTACGTGAGCGGTGACTCAGTGACTGCGTCCCACTTGCGGATCGTCGTGCCGCTCACGTAGAAGAGGGCGTCCTGCAGTGGCTCGTAGAGGATCGTGCTGGCCACCAGCGTGAGGTCCGAGAGGCCGACCGTGGGATTGCCGGGGTCGAAGATGAACGCCTTCGTCGGGCCGACGCCGTAGTAGGCCTGGTCGAGCACTGCGGCACGGAGCTGCGAGGGCTGGTAGGCCGCCCACTCGCGCTTGGTCATGTAGGGCTCGGTGACGAGCTCAGCGCCGCCGGAGCCGATCGCGGCCAGGCCATCCGGGGATGGGTAGATCACGGTGTCGCGGACCACGACGACGCCGCGCTTCGAGAGGCACGGCTGCTCGAAGTCGACCTGGCGCGGGGCCATCTGGCGCGGGTGGGCGCCGGTCAGGACGTACGGCGTGCGGTCGGTCAGCACGAGCAAGCTCGTCGAGAAGACCGCGAGGCCGATGATGTTGGCGTCGATCTGCTTCTTGTACGGCCAGGCGTGCGGGTAGTACGGCTCGCTGAACCAGACCTGATTGCCGATGAAGCCCGCGAGCGAGCCGTTGGGCAGGGCGACGATGCCGCGGAGGGCGTCCGGCGGCGGGTCCCACTCGGTCGTGGACAGAACCGCGCCGAGCAGCGTATTGGTGACGGCCTCCGTCGTCGTGGCGGTCCCGGCGTCGATCTCCTTGACGAAGAGATAGTCAGTGCTCTCGATGCCGGTAGACGTCCGGTAGATCCGGTACTTCGTGATGTAGCTGGTGTACGGCGACGCTGCATTCACGAGGCCAGACAGCGACACCGTGTCGCCGTCGTAGACCTCGAGGATCGTGCTGGGCGCCGACGGCGGGCCCTCTTCGTTCAGGCTCGTCACGTAGGTGTAAACGTACGCGCGCGACTCGACCAGGTCGATGTCGGCGTTACCCCGCCGGACCTCGAACCACCAGGCGCCGGTGCAGTTGAAGAAGGCCGTGCCGGTGTCGTCGCGCCAGACGGCGCGCTGGTTGTGCGTGTAGAGGAAGCTGCCGCCGGAGACGTAGCCGTCGGGGGCGCCCCACGCCTCGGCGTCGTAGACGCGGTCGTTGTCGTTGAAGAAGAGCCGACCGGGCGAGATCTCGCTCGTCACCTTGAGGATGTTGCCGACCTTCAGGTTGTGGCCAGGGACCGCGAGCTCGGCGCCATCGGGGATGAAAAAGCGCGCCCCGCCGCCGATCTGGTGGGTCTTGCCCGTTTCCGGCTGCCGCGCCCAGACCGCATTGGGGGCAGTGGTGATCGCGATGTAGCCGATGTTGGCCTTGTTACGGACCGTGACGTAGTTGGCGTCGACGATCCCGGTTACCTCGAGCTCGGTCAGCGGAGCGACGCCCGACGAGATGATCGGGGCGAAACCATCGAAGGCGTACTCGGTCGTCGCGGCGACCGTGTTGATCTCGAGCCAGTCGGAAACCGCGGCGTTGCCGGGCCAGGTGCCGATGTTGTAGCTCAGGGACATCAGCAGCTTCTTCGTGCGGAAGAGGCCGCCGTAGAGCACCGGCGTCTGCAGCGCGCCAGGGGTAGCGACCGGGGAGCTCGCGGGGGCAGGCACGCCCATGTAGCGCCAGCTCTTCGGGTTCGTCGGCGAGCCGCCGCTGGCGGCGAACGTCTTCCAGGTCATCTTCGGGCGGGCGAGGCCGGCCAGGTTGCCCGGATCGTCGGGGGCACCGGTGAAGTAGATGCGGTCGAGCTCGTCCTCTTCGACCGGGCTGCGGGCTACGTCGACGTCGGTGGGCCACTCCAGCCACAACGGAGCCCCGTCGTTCTCGTAGCGGTAGAGCGACGCCGGGTTCGTCAGGACCGTGTTGGCGACGCTCTGGCCGCCGCGCCAGACGTCCAGGGCCCCGGAGCCAAGGCGGACGTTGGACGAGACGGTGGCCTCGCCCTGGCCGAGCAGGCGGGGCGCGACGCGGGGTCGGAGCCCCCGGAAACCCTCGAGCTTAAATCCCGCCATACGCGACGACTCGCGTAGGCCGACCGTAGTCGGCGTCAGCCCGGGACTTGGCGGCTTTGATGCCCTGCTCGTAGGACGACGAGTAGACGCCAGCCATCTGCGGATCGCTCCAGTCCTTGCCCGGCATCTTGAGGACGTTCATCAGCACGCCGGCAGTGATCTCCTCGGAGAACTCGTTCAGGAGCTCCTCCGGGATCGCCTGGACGGACGGCTGGACGCTGATCGCGAGGCGCAAACGGATGGCGTTCGTGTAGGCCGTGACGGGGCGCGGGACGAGCGCGTACTCGCCCAGGTTGAGCTTGGTCCACCAGGTCGGGCCACCGGCCGTCTCGTCCTGCCAGTTACTGACCTGGCGATCGAGCTGGTCACGCGCCTTGAACGGGATGTTGAGCCCCGTCGGTACCCATGTCACGGCCACCGGCTCGACGATGTAGGTGTGCGCCGGCGTCACGTTGCTAGTGGTCGGCCAGGTCTGGTTGGCCGAGATCGGCAGGATGCCGGTGTCCCAGCGCCAGGCGCGGGTCCGGTGGAAGAAGTCCTTGAGCGTCTCGACGTAGCGAGCGTGCAGCAGCGGCTCGGCGATGCCAGGGGCTTCGCTGCGGATCTTCCAGAACTCAGTACTGATCGCACGGTCAGCCATCACGAACCTCCAGGCGGCTTGTTGGCCTGCGGGCCAACGCGGTACTCGACGACCGGCTTCTCGTTGATCGCGAGCAGGAACTTGTTGTAGAGCTGGGTCGCGCGCTCGCCAGACACGCCGTAGCGACTGTCCTTCGTGAGGGCCCGGTAGACGGCGTACTCGATGAGGCCGTTGTCGAAGACCGCGCTCAGCGGGCTATCGCCGTTGGCAGCGGCTGCGGCAGGGATCTCGGAGAACACCACGTACGCGTGCATGCCTTGCGTCGGCACCGGGTAGACGTAGAAGACGCCGGGCTCGCGAGGGTCGTGCAGGTAGTGGACGAGCTGCCCGCCGGTGGCGGAGATGGTCTCCCAGGCCGGCTCGAAAGTGTCGAGGGCGTCCCGCTCGACGTACCGGATCTGGGCGCCGCGGGTATCTGGAGCCGGCGAGTTGGCGCTGACACGCACGAACTTGACACCGGCCGCGGGGAGCGTCTGGCGGGCGGACAGCGCCAGGGAGAGGCGCCGCTCGACGATGTTGGCCTCCGGCTGCAGCACGATGATCTGGCGCACGCCGGCGTTGATGTACCGGACAAGCTCGGCGTCCGACCACCGGTAGGGGACCTCGACGTCGTTCAGGCCGTCACGGATCTCCGTAAGCAGTGTCGCGATCGCGGTCACTCAGCGGCCTCCTTGGCGGCCCGGCGCCGCTTGGCCGCGCGCTGGTGGATGTCGATCGAGAGCGGGACGCCGTCGATGGCCGGCGTCGAGAGCGTGCCGTCGAAGAACTCGCCGTCCGGGAACGTCAGGCGGCCCTGGTCGAGCATGACCTTGGTCCACACGTTGAAGACCTCGGCCGAGGTGACCTTGGTGCCGGCAGGCAGGAACTTGGTGACCGCGGCGACCTTCGGGGAGCCGTTGAACACGCCGGCCTTGACGAAGTCTTCCTTGCTCCCGGACTCGACAACGCGCAGGACAGCGCCGTACAGGCCCTTGTCGACGGCGATCTGCAGGGCGGGCTCGAGGCCCTCCTTCGGCGGCGCCGCAACGCCGGTGTGGGACAGGAACTTGCAGCCGGCGGCCTTGGCCTCCGGGATGACGCCATCTGGCACCTCCCGCGGGACGCCAGGCTCGAACGGGAGGATGAGGCCGGAGCGGCAGGCAAGCCGCAGCGGGGAGTCTGAGTACATCAGCGGCACAGTGCCGTCTCCAGAAGTGAAAAGGCCCCGGGAGTATTAGTCCCGGGGCCTTGGGGCTGCCTCGAACCTGAGCAGTTAGCCCTGGTTCTCGTTGCCGCGGCCCTTACGGATGTAATGGACCGTGACGCGGAACGAGCCCTGGCCGGCGGCAGCGCCGGTCGAGGCGTAGGTGAAGTCGAGCATGTCGGTCGCCGAGTACACGAAGCCCGTGATGGTCAGGGCAGTGCGCGCGGCGACCTTCAGGTCGATGTCATTGGCGTACCGGTTGGCAGAGCCACCGTCGCCGATGTCGAGGAGGTTGGTGGTCGAGTTGAACACCTGGGTCACCACGATGTCACCGCCGATGACGATCGCATCGCCGGGGAGCTCGATCGCCGGGTTCACACCGGCGGCGAGATCGGCGTACGAGACGTCGACGTAGGCGACCAGCGGGTACTGGCGCTCGAAGTTCTGCTGGATGGACATGATGCTGTTCTCCTTCCCTTAGATCGCGGTGTCGACGCAGATGACGCCGAAGTCTTCGACGGCTGCATCGATCTGCGACCGGAACTTCGGCTTCAGGAGGCCGAACATCTTGGCGATCGCGATGGCCTGCTGGTTGTCGTAGTCGAAGCCCTTCTCAGTCCACTCCGGCGCACCGAGATCGACCATGCCGAGCGCCTGAGCGCCGGCGAAGATCACCCGCTGACCGTCGACCGCACCGCCGCCCCACTTCTGGCCGTTGGGGGCGCCAGCAGTGTTGTAGACGTGGCGGAACTCGTGGATCATGAGGCCCTCGACCAGGATCGAGCTGGACGCGCCCGCGAAGAGCTCGTTGCTCGAGCCCCGCACCCCGGCGTTCCGGGCGTTCGCGAGGTAGTCCGGGTCCTGGCGCAGCTTGGCCATGCCCGTCGGCGTCATGAAGACGTGGTAGATCTCCTCGCCGCCAGCGCCCTTGATGCCGCGGAGGTAGCGCTCCTTGGCGTACGCCTTCAGGTCGACGAGCATCGCCCAGGTCGGCGTGTCGGAGGTCGTGAGGTCCGCGTTCGACGGGTTGTGGGCCGCACCGATCCGCAGGCCATCAGTGGCGTCCCAGCGGCCGTAGCGGTTGGCCGTCGGAGCCGAGACGTCCGCAGCGAAATCGAGCTGGAGGAAGCCCGAATTCGCAGCGCGCGCGGCGCCGCGGTTCGTCTTGTCGTACGTCATGCCCGACAGGGTGAGGAAGCCGAGCTGGTCCATGCGATCGGCCAGCCAGTAGGACAGCACGTCGCGGGACTGCTCACGGAAGGTGACGACCGAAGCCTGCTCGGCCATCTTGCCCTTGTGGCGGTTGGCCTGGCGGAGCTGGTCGATCTGCACGACCAGGTCGTAGGCCTTGATCTCCTCTTCGTTGCCCTCGAGCTGATCGTCGCCAGCGACGCCGTCAGTCTCCAGGTCCGCGACGAGGGTGAGAACGGCACGGGTGCCCTTCTCGGACTTGGTGAGCTCGGTGATCCGCTGAATCATCGAGTTGGGGCCCTTGCCGGTGAACTTCGAGAGGAAGCTCATGTTGCGGGCCTGCTTCCACAGGTCGCGAGACCATACGGTCTTCTGCTCCGTGGTCAGCGCGTTGAAATTTGTCTTGGACATCCTACGCCCCTCCTTGGGGTTGAGGTTAAACGAACGAACGAGTCAGCCGTCTGTGCTCGATTTACCGCCCGATCACCAAGGCGTGGACCGTCTGTTCTCGGTGACGAGCCGGGCTCCCTGTATCGCCGGGCGCCAGTTGCGATGAGCGGATCCTCACAGAACAAAAAAGGGGCTGCCAATTGCTTGACAGCCCCCAAGAAGGCCAGGTGGCCTTGGTAGTGCGTTACGCCGCGATGAAGTCACCGCGCAGGCGGCGCCGGGTCGACTCCGGCAGCGCGTCGAGCTCCTTGTCGGTCAGCTTCGCGACATCCATCTCGGCACTGACGCCGGCCTCGTCGCCGCCGGCGCCTGCGTTGGCCAGGGTTGGCGGGGCCTTCTTGGCGACTGCGACCTTCGCCTTGGTGGCGTCCTTGCCGGCCGGGATCGTCACGACCTTGCCCTTCGCCGGCTTGGTGTCCTCCGCCGGCGGAGCGGCCAGGCCGTGGATCTTGGCGATCGCGTCGATGGCCTTCTGCATCGCGGCCGGGGCGGAGTCGCCCAGGTTGAGGCGAGTACCGAAGTAGGCCGAGACCTCCTCAACCAGGTCGGGGCGGAATGCCTCCTCGTTCTTCGGGTCGAGGGCCGGGAAAGCCTCCTCCGCGGCGCTGACGATGCGGTCAATCTCCCGCTGGGTCTGCGCGGCCTGGGTCGTCTGGGTCGCCTTGGTGGTCGCCAGGGCTTCGTAGGAGGCGCGCTCAGCGGCCCGGATCTCGGCCCGGATCGCCTTCGCCTCGGTGGCCTTGCCGTCGAGCACGGCCTCCATGTACCGCTCCTCGGCGGCGTCGAAGTCGTACTCCTGCTGGCTACCGGCCTCGGCGGCCTTGCCCTCGCGGGTCAGGCGCTCCTCGAGCGCCGCGAGCTTCTCCTCGGCCGCCTTCTTGGCCGCGTTGACCTGGTCGAAGCGGCTCTTGGGAATGCTGAACTCGGCGGCCTTCTCGGGCTCCTTCGTGTCCGCTTCGGCGGCCGGCTCTTCGGCGGCTTCGGCAGTCTCCGGCTCGCCGACGCCGCCCTCCGCGGGCTCGTCGGCAGGCTCCGGCTCCTTGGCGACGGCCTTCTCGGGCTCCGCTGCCGGCTTGTCGTCCGCCAGATCGTTGCCGCGGTCGGCGTTGCTGAAGTCCTCGGCGTCGAGCTCGTCGGTCTGGCCGCCGAAGTCCTCGAACGTGGGAACAGTCAGCTTCTCGTCCTTGGGGGGCATAGTCACTCCTTACTTGGCTTTGGGTTTGGGTTTGGGTTTCTGGGCGGCTTTCTTGGCCGCGGCTTTCGCCTTCATCTCGGTCTGGCGCTCCTGGGAGTCGAGCTGAGCCTTGAGCTGCCGTTCGTTGCCAGCCGCCTCGACGCGCTTCGTCATGCTGCCGACCTGGGCCACGAACATGTCCTTCTGGTTCTTCTCGGCCGAGATCCGGAGGCGCGTCTGCATCTCGGTGCGCGACTTCTCCATATCGGCCGCGAACTTCTCCATGTCCATGCGGAGCTGCGAGCCGATCTTCTGCATTTCGAGCATCGGGGCCTGCTCCGCAGCGCCCGCCTGGGCCGCGGCGAGCATCGCTCGCGCCTCGTGCTCCATCGCCTTGGCCATCATCATACGCACGTTGGCCTCGGCGGCCTGCATCTGCAGGGCCTGCTGCTGGGCCTGCATCTGGAGCTCTTCCTCGCTCGGGTCCGCCAGGCCCTCGAGCGACTTGACGATCTCCGCGATGCGGTCCCGCATCGGCATGCGGCTGTTCTTGACCACCATGTAACTGGGGATCGGGATCCCGCGGTCCCGCATCGCCATCATCTGCTCGAAAACGGCGTCCTGGACGACGTCACTGGTCTGCTGGGACGAGATGACGACGCCGTACTCGCCCAAAGTGAGGTCGTTGATGAGCTCGCCAGCGGAATTTCGCTGGTTGATGGCCACTTCCTCGGTGTATTCGTCACCCAGTTCGTCGTACTTGGTAACGTGGAGCACCCGTTCCTCGGTGTAGAAGCGCTGGATGAGGCCCAACATCGTCCGCGCGCGGATGTGGCGCGTCTTGGCGAGGTTGTCAAAGACGATTTCGAGCTGCGCGAGGCCGTTGGCGTTCTGCTGCTGGAGCGCGTCGCCAGAAGTCTCTCGCGTGACGATGCCCATCATGCCCTCGGGCACGCCAGAAATGGTCCGGAAGTGGAATTCCGCCTTCTGGCTGACCTGGGCGAGGCCCGTTGGGACCTGGTTGGGCTGGATTTTGACCGGTGGGTCAAAGCCTTTCTGGTACTCGAAGACGAAACCGGTCTTCGCGCCGTCGCGCTCGAGGTCAGAGCGGTCCATGTCGACGAGCGAGCCCGACTGGAAGATCCAGCCGGAGTTCGCCGTGGTGTTGACGACGTGGAGCTCCTGCGAAGTGACCTTGTTGAGCGTGTCCTGGGGCGAAAGCAGGTTCCGGACGACGCCAAACGGCTTGCCGCGGCGGAAATACGGGAAGAACGGCACGACGGTGAAGTCGTCGTACAGGCTCCAGTCGTCGTACAGGAGCACCTGGTCGGCCGTCACGGTCCAGCGGACGCGCCGCTCGACCTTGTCGATGACTGTCAGGCCGAAGTCCGCGGCGAACTGGGAGACCTTGTACTCCTCCCAGTCGTCCGGTACAGGCCTGGTGTCGCCGTTGATGAGGTCGACGAAGTGGCGCCGGCGGTGCAGCTTGCGGTGCTGCCGCTCGATGATCCGGACCTTCTGGATCGCGTCGCTCTCGTCCTTGTCATCGGGCACCGGGACCGTACCGAAGGTGCTCGTATCGCCAGCGAACGTCTGCCGGTCGTAGTCGACCGAGTCGACGCCGAAGGAGTCGCGGCGGGCGATCTTGCGGACGTCGTCCGCCTTCGCCTTGCCGTACATCTCCTGGATCTCGTCGATAGTCAGCCAACGGGTGACGATGACCTCGGGCCAGGTCTCGGGGTCGTACTCGGCCCCGGTCGGGGGCAGGAGGACGTCCCTGGGGCTCAGCGCGGTCTCGCGGACCTCGCCGTAGATGTTGTCGCTGAAGTCGATCCGGATGTCGAAGAACCCGCGGTCCTCGATGATGCCATCCATGAACACCTGTTGTTCCACCCACTTCGACGTATTGTTGTCCTGGATCTGCTGGATCACGGACTGCAGGGCGGTGGCCACGTCTTCGGAGGCCCCGCCGCCGCGGGGGCGGAAGGCGATGTCCTGGCGGTTGGTGATGTGCTGCCCGAGGATCGCGTTGACCGTCGAGAGCACCATGTTGACGGTCTGGTGCGGTCGGCCCTCGGACTCGAGCTTGGAGATGTCGGCCGGATCCCACTGGTCGCCGACGTAGTACCGCTCGTGCTTGGCGGCTTCGCGGACGAATTCCAGGTGCCCGTGGTCACGGGCCCGGGCGTAAGCGTCCCAGTTGGCGTCGACAGCGGCCTTCTCGGCCCCCAACGAGGCGGGCGTGGCCGGGGCGGCCTCTCCCTGCTTGAGGTAGTCGTATTTCGCCATGGGTTAGGACGCCATCGAGCTTGTCCGGCCGGAATTGGCCTTCTGTGTATACCCACTCAGTTTGGACCGCCAGTTCTTGTCGGCCCCGCGGCCCCGCTTCTTGCCCCGGTACTGGACGTCGGCCAGGATCTGGGCCAGCCAGGCGTCCGCGTCGACCCGGTCGGAGTAGACGCCGGTCGGGAACCGCAACAGCTCGTTGATGTGGTCGTCGGTCCAGAGGGCCCCCGATGGGAACAGCACCTCGCCGCGCGACATCCGGCCCTGGAGCGGCCTGGCGCGGGCCTCCTTGTTGCCGCGGTGGGTCGGCGGCATCTCCTCGACGGCGAAGCTGATCTTCTCCTCCCGGAGCCGGCGCTCGAGGTGGGGGCCGATCGCCATCGAGATCTGGCCCTTCTCGATGCCGAACCGGAGCGGTTTCCAGACCCGGATGATGTCGATGATCTGCTCGACGATCTCGTCCGCACCCCACTGGCCGCGGCGCTCGTCGAGCATGTAGATCTTCTGGTCGAAGTCGAGCCCGGCCACCATGAGCACGGTGAAGCAGGCCGCGTCTTCCTTCGAGATGGCCAGGTCGCCCGACGCGTAGATGTCGAGCTCCTCCGGATGGCCGCCGTGATAGAACCGGAGCATCGTCTTCTCGAAGTAGGCGCCCTCCTCGACGATCGGCGACTGCTGGTAGAGCGCCGCCCAGTCGCGCGGGATCATGGTGCGCTTCTTCTTGAGCAATTCCCCGATCGGGAACCGCTCCGGGTGCAGGGCCTCGCCCCGCTTCCGGTACGGCTCGTCGGCCGTCGCGATGGCAGGGTACGAGACAACCTGCCAACGCTCGGCGTCGGCGGGCCAGATGCCGGTCTCCTCGTACTCCTTCTCGGCCTTGGCCTGGCCCTGCAGGATCCAGCCGGAGAGGTCGTCGTCGTGCCACCTGGTGTTGTGGGAGACCAGGCCGTTCGCGATGAAGTTCTCGGTGCCCTCGATCTGAACATCAAAGACCTCGTGGGCGCCGGCATCCTCGATCGAGACCAGCTCAGTGACCGTGAAGTCTGAGGTATGCAGCCATGGCTTCGGCGGTGGCGGGAGACGATCTGATGCGCCCCAGGGTGACATTGCAGTCGTCGCAGAGAAGTCCGCGGACTTTGCCGGTGTCGTGGCAGTGGTCAACGCAGAGCTTTCCGCCCCAGTGCGAAGGTACATTGTCACCTGGCGGCTGACGGCAGATAGCGCAGCGCCCGCCTTGCTCAACCAGACGCTGAGCATACTCTTCGGCAGTGAGGCCATACCGGTGCTTGAGATGAGCCGCCCGACGAGAGCGCGAATTGGCCGACGGAGGGCGATGCCCATCAGCCCACTTGCGCTTCTGGTAGTGGGACTGGCAGAGCCCGCGGCACTTGGCGGGCTTGCCGCAGCCTGGCTCGGCGCAGGCGACCCCGCGCCACTTGCCCCACTGCCCTTTACGACCACGATTGTGTGGCCCGTACGAAGGTCTCTGGTCCGTACCCACTTCAGGTCTCCGTTCTCAAGCACCAGGAACGGGTGCCGGGCGTTGGCCCGCACGCTCGCGCCCGAGGCGGTGGTGAGCCGATAGCACTGGTCATAGCCGTTGCTGGCCCAATTGACGACCGCCGCCGTGCCCAGGCGGCCATCCCGATAGGTTGCGACGATGTCCCCGGGGCGAAGCGCGTCCAGACGCCGCTGTGCGCCATTCGGCAGCAGTACGGGCGTATCGCCGGTCATGCACTGAATGATCAGCACGCCGCCGCCGGGCGCCAGGCGGGTCGACGCCGTGGATGAGTACCAGCTCTTGGTCGAGGCCCGCGTCACGGCCGAGTCGGCCTCTTCGCGGTTCTTGACCGGGTCGTCGATGTTCAGGACGTGCGCGCCGCGGCCGGTGATCGGGCCGCCGACGCCGGCCGCCAGGAAACCGCCGCCGGTGCGGACGCCCTTGCTGTCGGAGATACCCCACCGCTCGAGGGCCTCGTTGCCCTTCATCACCGAGGTGTGCGGGAAGATGGCGCGGTACTCCGGCGTGCGGAGCAGCTCCTGGATCTTGCGCGAGAAGTCGATCTGCAGCGACTGGGCGTACGACGCCGAGATGATCTCGTGCTGGGCCGCCCGGCCGAAGTGCCAGGCAGGGAAGTACTGCGACGCGATCAGCGACTTGCCAGCCCGGGGTGGCAGGAACAGCATCAGCCGCGGCGAGCGGCCGGCGATGACGTCGTCAGAGAACTGCTCGAGGCGCAGGCAGATGTCCTTGTGGACCCAGCCGGCCTTGTAGTCGCGCTCGAAGAGCTCGATGAACGGCAGCAGATGCCGCCGGGAGAGCTCGCGCCGGGCGAGCTCCTGGCGGGCCCGCCCTTCCTCGTCCTCCGGGTCGATGATCTTGGGCTCGGGCGGCGGTACCTGCCCGGCTTTGCGCGCGGCCCAGGCCAGCGCCCGCGGGCGGTCCCGGTGCGAGAGCTTGTAGAACGCCTGGCCGGTGTAGCCATCCGGGTCCTTGCCTGCCAGGGCAAGCTCCTGCAGGAAGTACTCATTGCGCATGATCATGCTGCCGACAAACGCCTGCCGCATTTTCTCGATGCGCTCAGCCTTGCGTGCCGCGAGCTCGGCCTTGGCGGCGATCCGCTCGCAGTTGTAGCAGGTCCAGTGCTCCGTGCCATCCTTGTTCGTCGTGAGCAGCCCGGGGTGGAATTCCCCGCACTCCTCGCACTTCCGGACCATGGGCACCTGCTTGGCCCTGGTCTTGTAGTTGATCCAGAACAAGCCTTTGAGCAGCCGGGCGCCCTTGGTCAGCTTCGGGAAGGTGATCTCGAACGGTTCAGACGACTCCAGCGACGACTTCATCACCGGGCGGACCTTCGGCATACGCTTCTTCTCCGCCCGGTCGAGGGTCGGCCTCCGGGCGAACTTCGTGACCTTCTTCTTCTTCTTGCCCGCCTTCTTGCGGGTAGAGGGCCGGCGGGAGCTGGAAGACGGCGCGTCCGCCGGCGAGTCGGAGGAGTTCGTCATCGGATAGGGCCCGTAGTTCGTGCTTGTGGGTGTGCTCGTGCTTGATGGGCTCCGCGATGCCGTGAAGTTTCACGAGCTCGCGGACCGCCATCACCTGTTCGCTGGCGCTCTCGGCGTTCCGGTACGCCTGCATCAGCATGTCGTGGGCCTCTTCGCGCGTGAACCCGACGGCGCGCGCGGAGATGGCCCTACCGGAGTTGAGCGCGGCCTGGATGTCCGGGTTCCGCTCGACCTGGGCGCCGCTGGCGTAGCCGGCGATCGCGGCGGCGGCAGCGGCGGACTTGCCGGAGAGGCGCTGTTCGACGTAGAGACGCTGGCGGTCGGTCAGGCCTTCAAGCGCTGGCTTCAGATCCATTTACCGAGGCTACGCCGACCTGCCCGGGGGCTGCCGTGTGGGACTCCTGGTAGAGCCCGCTCACGAACTCGAGCACGCGCTGCATGATCGGGTGGGCCAGGGTGCCGTTGACGACCAGGAGGATCAGGTTCTCGGACACCTGGACCCCCGTCACGGAGGTGCCATCCCCGGAGGGGAGGGCGTCAACGAGCTCGGCCAGGGTGAGGCCGGCGTCCAGGGCGTTCTGTGGCTCAGTCATTCAGTGACCTTGTGGTTGGTGGAAGTGGATTAAGCGCCGGCGGAGACGAGGAAAGCGTCGACCGAGCCGTCGACAGTGTTGACGGCGATAGCGATCTCCACTCCGCCAGAGTAGGAGAAGACCTGGAAGCGGTTGAACACCTGGTCAGGGTTCTCGACCTGGCTCTGCGGCTGCAGCGTATTGGACGGCGCCGTGATGTTGGTCCAGTTGTAGGTGAGGTTGCCATCAACGCCGATCGCCCCCTGCGCGCCACTGGCGTACGCGAGGCGGAAGACGTTGGCCTCCGCAGCGCCAGGCCAGTACAGGACGGCGCCAAGGGCCGGCGACCAGTCGACGCCAGCGCCTTCGACCTTGCGCGTCGGCGGAGTGCCGGTCTCGGAGATCAGCCAGGCGGTGGACGTCGACAGGCGGTACTGCGAAAGGTCCGCGGGCTTGAGGTACCGGATGGTGTCGGTATAGCGGTAGTCGAAGAAGATGACGATGTCGCGGATCGGGTCGTGAACGATCGACTGGGCGATGCCGTTGCCCGACCAGAAGTGCGCCGCGCCGGCGCCAGGCGGCCGGTTCGTCCACTGCCCGCCAGGGGAGGCCAGCGGGTTGAGCGTCGCGACGATGTTCGCAGTCTGGGCCCGGGTCACCGCTAGGAAGACGTAGTGCCCACGGACGGCGTCCCAGAACCCGGACGGCGAGTACTGCCACGCGTTCCGCGTGTCGGCGCCGACGATGGGGTCCCCGCGCACCCAGGGAGCAGTGGGGTTCGCCAGGTCGAGCCAGTGCGGGTACCGCGTGGCGACGGCGACCGTGCTGTCGTCGTAGTTGGACACCGCGCGCGGCGAGATGAGCAGGCCGTTGGGGAAGCCCGGCAGAGGGCCGGTGCAAGCGAGCTGGAAGTAGGTATGCGTCGGCAGCGGCGAGCCGTCAGGGAACTCCCCGAAAGAGTTGCCGGTGAGCGCGTTGTAGTTGGCCGTGGCGGGGCGCAACTGCGTCCAGGCACGGGTGCCGAGGTCGAACCGGAAGAGGTCGTTGCCTTCGTAGCCACTGCCGGACCTGGAGTGGGCGCCACCGAGGCCGACCAGCATGGACTGGTACGCGCCGAGAGCGGGGGCGCGAGCGCCGCCGTTCCACGACGAGAGCGACCGCTGGAAGTTGACGTCGGTCGGGTTGACCGTCTTCACGTCGCGCATGACGTTGGTGGCCGAGAGGCCGAAGCCCGGCGTGGCGCCGCTGATGCGCGCCCAGGTGCCGACCTGCCAGCCGGCGGCGATGGCCTGGGCGATCCAGGGCGGCGGGGAGCCGGGGCCGACGGGCGGCACGACTGCCGCGGGCACACGGATCCGCAGGCGATTGGGGCTCAGGGAAGAGGGCATTCGGGGCTACTCCATCAGAAGCCGGACGGGGGCTTCCAGATAAGGCTGTTCGGCTGGCCAGGGTTGTTCGTGGCCGTCGGGCAGAGCCGCCAGTACGCGCCGTAGTCGGGCACGAACATCGGGGTGCCGTACTCCTTCAGCGCGTCGCTGAACCGGAACGGATGCTCGAAGGCCTGCAGCTCCCACTCCAGCGTCGAGGTGTTGAGTCTCCAGACGCGCTGCGGGTTGGCGGCGTTCGTACACTCGAAGATGGCCACACTGCCGGCCGGAGTAGCCAGCATGGCGTTGCGCCGCGAGATGCCATCGCTCGCCGAAGGGAAGCAGGACACGAAGAGCGGAAGGTCCCCGGTACCGCGGGTCACCGTCGGCGTGGCGCCGGGGTTGATGAGCCACCACGGGCGCCCGCCGGCCAGGTAGTCGCCCTCGTGGCCGTGCGAGAACACGACCTTGTCGAGCAGCTCGCAGTAGACGCCGATCTGGTGACGGGAGTTGGTCGTCGGGATCGAGGTCAGGGTGCCGATCTGCGACCACACGCCGGTCGACTTGCGCCAGGCAAAGACCGTGGTCGCCCGCTGCAGCACGAGGCCGCCGTCGCCGGCGCCGAAGAGGTTCGGGTGCCACTCGAGGCCCCACGGCCCGGCGCCGTCGCCGGTGGTGTACACGCCGGTGTTGTCCCAGGTGGCGGTGTCCGGGTTCCAGATGCCGGCGCGCTCGCCGCGGTAAGGCACCGCGTAGAGTGCATCGTCCTCGAAGTCGAGCGCGGCGAAGGCGCGCATGAAGTCGCCGTTGTCCGAATCGGTGTTCAGGCCGCCGACGTTGTTGAACGGCGACGTGAAGCTGTTCGTCTCCTCGTCGTAGACGATGAGGCGCCAGTTGCCGCCGGTGCCGGACGACTTGCCGAGGAAGTAGGCCTTGTGCGGCCCCCACAGCCAGCGGCCGATGGTGTTGGTGAACCACGAGCCAGTCCAGTTCCACGAGGCGTCGAGTGTGAAGGACGCGCTGGCGCCGGCTGCAAGCGCGGCAACGGCCACCGCCAGGGCTGAGTCCCCCAGCGGCGTGTAGCTCGGCGGTGGCGGAGGCGGGTCGGTGATCGTGAAGGTCAGCGTGAAGCTGTTGGTCGAGGCCATCGATTACGGCTCCGGCGCGTTCGGGATGGCGTAGCCACCCGGGAACGGAATGGGCTTGGTGCTGGTGACCCAGTCGAGGACGTACCAGTACATGTCGGGCCGGCCGGGCTCGTCACCCGCGCCGGTCGAGTGGTACATGGCCTCCATCTCGAACCAGTGGTTGCTGCTCGAGCCGAACGGCGTAATGCCGCGCGCATCGCGAGTGAGCTTCGGGGCGTCGCCTTCCAGCGCCTCCCACATCATGAACGAGCTCTTCGATGGGTCGGCCTCGTTGTACTCCGCGAAGATCTCCCAGACCCACGGGCGGTCCGCGCCAATCGGCACGGCGTTCTTCGCCGCCGCCGAGTCCGGCCACCCGCGTCCGCCCGGGTGGACCCGGTTGAACATGTAGCACTGCTCGAGGTTCACCAGCGGATTGACGTACGAGTTGTCCAGGTTGCCGATCCGGCCGAGCTGGCCGAAGTTCTCGAGCCACTTCGCCTGGCGCTCGGCAGTCGTGCCGGTGTCGAAATTGGGCACGTTGCCCTGGACCGCGAACGCCAGGTGCGGGGCCTGGAAGCCGCTGCCCCAGGGGCTGTTCGTGAAGACCGCCCCGATCTCATCCTCGAGCGCCGGGCTGCCCCGGATGAACACCGACGCAAAGCCGCTCGTGCGGTAGTGCTGGATCGCAATCTGCGCCGGGTCGAGCGTCCCGAGCGTGAAGAGCTTGAAGCCGCCGTTGCCGTTGCTATGGCGGTAGCCCAGCGTCTCCTTCGGGTAGTAGTACCGGCCGCGGATGTAGACGCGCTTGACCTCGGTCGAATTGACGCCGTTGACGAACTGCTGGTAGCCGGCCTCGTTGTAGCCGGCGTTCCACCGGCGCCGGAACCGCGCGGCCTTCTTCCCGGGCTCGACCGGCGAGTCTACCCAGTCGATGGAGTCAGCGCCGACCGTACCGGTGATGCCGCCGCCTGAGTTGCCGCGGGAGTCCTGAAGCAGCCGGGCCTTGTCGGTGATCGCCCGGGTCGGCACCTCCGCCGCGTTGATGTACACCTTCTCCCAGTCGGTGGCGAAGAGCCCGCCGACGGCCGTCGCGATGCTGGCGAACTCCGCGCCGCCAACGGCGGGCTGCTGGACGACGACCGAGAACGTCTTGGCCACCCACTCGCCGCCGCTGTCGCCAACGGTGATGGTGATCGAGTACGTGCCCGGCGTGAGCGGCGTGCCGGTCAGCGTGCCGCCGGTGATGGCTGCGTAGTCAGCGAAGAACAGGCCGAGCCCTGCGTCCTGGGACATGACGCCCCAGAACTTGGCGCCGGCGGCTCCGCCCGTTGCCGCCAGCGAAGCAGTGTAGGGCTGTCCGGCCGTCGCGGCCGGGAGCGACACGGTCGTGATCCGCAGCGTCGGGTCAACACCAGGCGCGACCCCGTCGTCGGCGGAGAAGGTGACCGTGTAGGTGCCAGCCGTCGTG